ATGGGAGGCGATGCTTTGAACGACGAGACGATGAACAACTCCGAGTGGGAGGAGTACATACCTATGCGCCCAAATCGCCCTCGGGATTCTCTCCCTGTTCTGTCTCCCTCTAAAAACGGGGTAGGAAGGATAAATAAAGCCGGATGGGTCGCATTAGGATCGCCGGACACTATTGTTTTGATGTGGGATCGCATATCACGGAGCATTGGCATTCGTGCGGGTCGCGGCGAGAGGTTTGCCTTTCGTCTCAGTCAACGATCTGTCATGCAATTTTCGCTCGTCTCTTTTGTACGCCGTCATGATATTGCTCTGAATGAGTCGAGGCGCATGAGGGGCGGACTAGCTGGCGACATGTTAATTTTTCCGTTGTGGGTAAGCGCATGAATCACCAGCACCGCAATGGTAAGGATGCCCGCCGTCGCATCCTGGAGGCTATCGACACGCTGACGGCACAGTACGGGATACCGCCCACGATGCGAGAGGTGATGGAGGTTACGGGCTTCACCTCCACCGGACACGTTTGGTATCACCTCGACCGACTGCGGCGCGATGGTCGGTTAGATCGGAGTTTTGCTGGTCGGTCGCGTGGGCTGGTACGCAGTGGCAGCACAAGCAGGAGCCGGGATGCGGTGATCGACGAGTGCATGGTGGAATTGGACCAGGTGGCGAGTTATCCGTTTTCCGTCGTTTCGACCTGGGGCGCATCGAGTACGTTGCGAATTGCGAAACAACGATTGATGAGTCTGAAAGGTCGGCGACGGTGAGAATACTTGGCCTAACCGGGCCTATCCCGAGTCGGTGCGGTCTGCCCCTCGATCCGCCTTCATGCCGACTCGTATCCATTCCTCGATCATCTCCCGCATGGAAACACCTCGCCGTACGGAGAGCATCTTGAGCCGCTGGTGTAACTCGGGCGGCAGGTCTATCGTGAGCCGTTTGTATTCCCGTTCGTCTGCCATGCCAGATTCTAGCACTGAAACACAGAACAGTGGTACACTTAAAGAAACGCAGATACACAGAGGCAGGGAATGGTAGACCCAACGGAGTACGCGGCTTTTCTAGAGATGAAGCGAACCGTGACCCCGTCGACCGGCATCACGGTTGCAACGAGCGAATTAAACGAGATGCTCTATCCGTTCCAACAACACCTGGTTCAGTGGTCGTTGGCAAAGGGTCGCGCTGCGCTCTTTGCGGATTGCGGCCTGGGCAAGACCGGAATGGCCCTCGATTGGGCGCATCAGGTAGTCAGGCATACCAGCCAACCAGTCCTGATTGTCGCGCCGCTTGCGGTTTCGCAACAGACAGTCCGCGAGGGAGAGAAGTTCGGCATTCCAGTCCATGCATGCCGTCGCCAATCGGACATGCAGGCCGAGATCAACATCACCAATTACGAAATGTTGGAGCACTTTTTACCGGATCAGTTGGGTGGTCTGGTGCTTGATGAGAGTTCAATCTTGAAAGGGTGGGATGGCACCTATCGGCAGATGCTCACTGCCTTCGCCGCTGAGTTCCCATTTCGATTGGCCTGCACGGCGACGCCCGCGCCCAACGATTTGATCGAACTGGTGAACCATGCTGAGTTTCTGGGCATTATGCGCGGCAAGGAAATGATCGCGCTGTTCTTTACTCAGGATGGCAACACGACAAATAAGTGGAAGCTGAAGGGCCATGCTCGCGATCACTTCTGGCAATGGTTAGCTACGTGGTCAGTTGCCGTACGCCGCCCCTCCGATCTGGGATACGACGATGATGGGTTTATTTTGCCACCGCTGACGATCCATCAAACAACCGTAGCAGCGCCAGCACCACCCGGATATCTCTTGCCGATTGAGGCGCAAACTCTCTCGGAGCGATTGGCGGCGCGTCGATCCAGCATCGATGAGCGAGTCGCTGCTTGTGCCGATCTGGCTAACAACTCTGATGAAGCTTGGATGATCTGGTGCAATCTCAATGCTGAGAGCGAGGCCCTAGTCCGTGCCATTCCTGATGCAGTAGAGGTCAGGGGCAGCGACTCTCCGGAGCATAAAGAGCGGGCCCTGCTCGGATTTTGCCGTGGCGAGATACGAGTTTTGGTCAGTAAAGCGTCTATAGCTGGATTCGGCTTAAATATGCAGATTTGCCACAACACTGCCTTTGTTGGTCTGTCTGATAGCTGGGAGGCGTGGTATCAAGCGATTCGACGATGCTGGAGGTTTGGTCAATTGCACCCGGTTCACGCGCACGTTATTGTGGCGGAAACCGAGGGCGCCGTGGTTGCCAACATTCAACGCAAAGAAAAGCAGGCCGGGGAACTGATGGACGGCCTGGCAAAACAGTTGAGCACGTTGCATCTACAGGCAACAGGGAAGGATGAAATGGAGTACATAGAAACCGTGGAACGTGGCGTTCACTGGACTCTGCATCAAGGCGACTGTGTGGATGGCATGGATGCGCTTGCCACCGATTCAGTTGGACTTACAGTGAGTTCGCCTCCATTTCCGGGAATGTACGCCTACACCAATTCCATGCGTGATATGGGCAACACGCGCGACATGGACGAGATGCTGGCGCAATTCCGATTCCTGGTCGGCTCGAATAAATTGCTGCGTGTCACCATGCCAGGCCGTATGGCCTGCTTTCACTTGACGCAATCCCCGATCTTCAAGAATCAAGCAGGATATACCGGCATGGCCGATTTTCGCGGCAAGGTTATCGCGCTCATGCAGGAGGAGGGCTGGATTTACTATGGCGAGGTCACGATTGATAAAAATGCACAGCTGAAGGCCCAACGCACAAAAGAGCGCGGACTGCTGTTCAAAACATTGGCCACCGACTCGTCCCACATGCGAATGGCAATGGCTGACTATCTGCTGTACTTCCGCAAACCCGGCGACAATCCGCAGCCGATTCGCGCCGGGCTATCCGAGAAATACGACAATCCCGACGGGTGGATCACACAGGATGAATGGATTGAATGGGCTGCGCCTGTATGGCTGGGCGCATATCGTCACCCTGGAGGAATACGAGAAACAGACGTGCTGCCCGCGCAGATGGCGCGCGATGCAGATGACGAAAAACATCTCGCGCCGTTGCAACTGGGTGTTATTGAGCGAGCAGTCAAGCTCTGGAGCGCTCCCGGCGATCTCGTGTGCGATCCATTCGCTGGTATTGGCTCGACTGGGTTTCGCACCGTTGAACTGGGCAGGCGGTTTGTTGGCTTTGAGCTGAAGCCGTCGTACTTTCAGCTTGCCTGTCGCAATCTGCATGAGGCGGAACGGCGCGTGGAACAGCCCGATTTGTTTGCCAGCCTAGGTTGCGAGGCAGTCTCATGACCGCTGAGTATCAGCCCATCGACGCCGTGCTGTCGCAGGCCACCGCCATTCGTACCGCCTACGCTGACCGCTACCATGCCACTGAAAACCCAGCAACACAGGTGCTTATCGAGAGTCACTTGGAGCCGCTGGACCACGCGCTGCTGATGCTGGAGGAGGTGCGCGATATTCTGACGGCGGAACAGGAGTGGAGCGTGATCGACGATGAACATTGACGACAGAGGATGGCTGGTTGGCTCCAAAATCGGATTCTTTTTCGGCGTCGTCTTCGGTTTGACTGGTGGAGTCGTCGCGCTGGTAAGTTATGCCGGAACTGTTGTGTGGTTCGGACTTTCGGTGTTGCTCCTCGTTGCTGCCTGGATGATGAAGCCGTGACTGGAAAGGAGCGAGTGATGACCACTGAAACCACCGAACGAACCTACACCACAATAGACAAGAGCGGCTGGGGTGATGGGCCATGGCAGCAGGAGCCGGACTGGGTTGCCTGGATCGACGGAGAAACGGCATTCCCGTGCATGATTGTGCGAGGACCACTTGGCACGCTCAATGGCTACGTCGGGGTCGATGGCGAGCATGATGCATTTGGCCGATCGCTCGACGATCTCTCCTCGGTGCTCTCCATCCATGGCGGCGTGACCTATGCTGAACCGCATCAACCAGGCTCGTTTAATCCTGAGTACTCTACTATCGAACAAATAGAGGGGCTGGAAGGGAGCTGGTGGATAGGATTCGATACGGGCCACTGGAATGATATCGCACCGGTTCAGTCACAACTGCCCGATTTCGTGGTGGCTTTGTCTTTGAGAGACATCCCAGGCACGTCCACCGAAGGCACGTATCGTACCGTTGCATTTGTTCGAGCGGAATGTCTCGATTTGGCGGGTCAACTATTCGCCCTGGAGGATGGACCATGATGAGCCCGTATCTGACCGGCGCGGACAGGATATCGGCCCACGCTCGCGAGTATGGCACGTGTGTAAACTGCCGAGCGATGAACGGACTCCAACTATATGGCGTGGCTGACATTTTCCTCTGTGAGGAGTGTCTATTCGATGTGTGGAGCGAGGTTGACCCGTTGCTCCAGGCGTTGGATGAGCGGGATGTCGAGAGGAGAGGTCGTGAACTTCGTTGATAGAGTTATCGAGGAGTGTGTGGAGTGTCAGTTGAGCACTGAGGATGAGTGAGCCTTTCGGAGTATTCATCCAGGATGGAGTAGCCCATATGGAGGGCGTCACTTTCTATCCTGGAGTGGGAACGATAGACAGAAGTAGACCCGACAGGATTCGTATTCTGGATGACACAGGCGCGGTCAGAATTATCCTTCGTGACGGGTTCATCTACATTTCGGGTCTACTGTATATCGGACGAGAACCACGTAAGAATGAGAAGGAAGATATGTCTCTCGGGCTATCACTGCTGCCTGTTGAATGTCTAGAATCACCCGCGTTTTGTCAGACTGTGCTGGAGGTGGCCCCTAGTCCCGATTTGCTGCGAGAGGTACAAGAGATCCCCGCGCAACCGGTACCGCGTAGGTTCAATACCTACCTCTGCGAGCACGAGTCGTCTGGCGACCCCCGCTATGGCAACACGCAAACGACAGGCAGCGGGGAAAAGCTCATGATGGTGGCGGTTCGGGAGTTGCTGCGCTTTGCCGATCACCCTGGCGTATTCGAAGAGCCACAGAACCGAGCGGTGTGGGCGTATCTGCGTGAGTTGCCGGAAGATTCGATGATTGCGTTGTACTGGGATTGATGCCATGAGCGAGCCGACGGGCGGGTGGACTGATACATGGCCGCGCTGGGGAATCCAGGCGCTTGCAATGTTTCCATTCGTCTGCTCAGTTCTTATGATAGTTGGGGGAACCATATGGACTGTTAGTGGTGTCCAACAAGCCGGAATATGTGTGGCTACAGTGGGCGTGATCTTAGGGCCAATGGTCGCCTGGGGGATTTCGGACGCGGGCTATGGCTACGTCACACCTGAGTGGGCTAATCGTCATGAGATTCAAGCAAATCGTCGCGAACAACGCCGCCAAGAACGCCGCGCCAAACGTCTCTGTAAGGAGCGTGGCATCCCAAGACTTTTTTTTGGAGGATATGCAGATGAAGGATATTGGGCACCGTGGACAGAGACGCTTTCTCGCTTTGAGCCTAAGGAGGCAGACGTGACGCCGCAAGAGCTATTTGTCAAAGGCGACATTGACATGGATGAGTTGGAACGGAGGATAGCGCATGAGAGATGAATCAGTGAAACCCTGCGATCACGTTTATAGTCGAGTCATAGATCGGGAATATCCGCGCAAGTGCATGAAGTGCGGTGAACGGGAACCGGTCCCGGCTGATGTCCCTAGTACGCGCCGTGATATGTCACTTGATATCAAACGCGCCTACGCCGAATTTTTGATCCAGCAGGGCCGTGAGCCTACTGCACTGCTGATATCTCACGAGCATATGATTGGGTTGATGCACCTGCCCAACGTCGCGCATCTCTTTCCGTTGAGGACTCCTTCTAAGAGTCTCCCGACCCACTTCATGGGGATGCGGGTGTACTACATCGACGACATTGAGTGGCCCGAGGTTGCCGCGACCGTGTCCATCACGGCTTACGAGTACTCGGAAAGCAGCAGGCATCAGCCGTGACGCACGGGCTGGAGAAGGTCATGGAGCACGGCCCGCAATATCGGCTCGACGTGTGGGAGACCGGATTCCGTCAGTCTTGCGTCTTTGACCCCAAGGAGATCCACGACCCGTTCCACAATATCGTGGTGACGCCAGGTCGTCACCCTCGCATCCTGTGGGCCATTCTGCGGGGTCGCTACCAGATCCACATCGCTGTTCGAGGCACTCTGGCCGCCGACCGTGTCGTCTTCACCGACGACTACACTGCTTCTAAGCCCGTCGCCTCGGTGCGAGATGAGTGAGAATCGTTTGCGTTTCGGCGACTGGCTACGGGCTCGCCGATTGATGCTTGGGCTTACCCAACGAGAGTATGCCGGGCAGAGTGGCGTTGACTTCGTTTGGCTATCCAAGGTCGAGAATAACCGTTTGGCTCCCCCGTACTTTGTAGTGGAATATCTCATGAGGCCCATTAGGCAGGCGCTTTCCTATGAAGAGGGCGAAATTGTTGAGCGCGAGGCGCTTGAAGCGTTGGAGACGACCAAACGGTTAGGACTGGATGAACACCAAATCTCTTATCCAACTGCGTGTGCAAAATCCTGTAACGACCTGGCGCAATGGGAAGAAAAGCTTGAAGCGTGGGACAGCATGAATCGAAATTGAACGCACAAAAGCTGTCGCTCAGCCTGGAGGCAGTTAGAAATTGTAGTGACGAGAGGAGGTGAGAATATGTGCAACATTATTGTTGGCCGGTATGGAGTTGATAGCGGCGTTAGAAATAGCGACGGTTCAGGAACCCATGTTTGGCAGGGATGGATTGAACCAAAGGATAAATCGTGGATTGCGTTTATTCGCGCAGACGGCAGTCCGCAATTCTTCCTGAACCGCGACCCTGAAACGGGCGCGATCCTGGACGTTTGCCCCGTCGCAACGGCGTGAACTGCGGTCTGAATGCGGGATGAGCGGGCAGGCCTATTTTTGAAACGCAAAAAAGCCGCCGCCCAGCCCGAAGACCAAGACGGCGGCAAAGAGAGGAGTTGTCAGTGAGCGAAGTGTTGTACTCGATGGAGGCAGCGATCTGCGGGATTCGGCAAGAATCGAAGGCGACGGGCGGAATCTCCAGGGCGACAATGGTACGTGGCTCTGCAAATGGCACACTGCGAGTTAGTCGGGAGTTGATGGTCGGGGAGCACGTGCTTCACCTAACCATCTCTCCGACGGATGGGTGCCCATCCGAGGTAACGGTCGCCGTTTCCGATTTGATTGAGATGTTGAACGAGTTCAATCTCCTACCCCACCCAGAGAGAGACAACGGCTCGAATTAGATACGCTGTGCAGGGTCGGATGCCGGATTGCTCACGGCTTCGACTACCGGAGGATGAACGGGAACAGCGGCGATTGGTGGAGTGGATGAATCTCCAGTTGTGGAGACTGGTGTAGGGCCAGGCAGTCCAGTGAGCGCATGGTAGACCGAGATGGCGCTGGTTCCGACTGCGAGCACCGCGGCGAGGACGCCGGTAATGAATTGACCAGTGAATACGATGGGCGTGGTTGCTGATGAGTAGAGAATGACCACTGCGGCGGCCAGGAGATAGACGTACAATCGTACAAAATTGGTATGATTTGGACTCGTGGGTTTGATGAGGTAGTCAACTAAAAATTTCGAGAATTGACAAATTAGCGCGACAGTGGCCGCTGCTGAGACGAGATCAACGAGGGGCTGAGCGTTGGCGAGAGATGTTATGGGGACTCCTTGGGTATCGGCTTGCTATCGTAAATCGTCGTGGGCACGTTAAACACTAACTGCGCGGGCACGCGGAGGTCGCCGCCGTCTTCCGTGCGAATCAACAGGAAACGCCCCTGCAGGCCGGTAATTGTGCCCGCAAACGGCGCGGGTGATTCTATCCATTTGCCGGGTAGTATCCAGCGTTCGGCGCGGAGCGTTTTCGCATCGAGGACGGCAAGCAAATAGCCGGACAGCGATTGGCTGAGAGCGAGTGCGGCTATGCCGGTGAATATGGCTAATGACGGATTGTGGCTCCCGGCGTAGATCGCGTAGACGAGTAGGCCAGCGAGGGTGATAGTGGAAACGATGGCGTGGATACGGTGGTTCAATGGCGGTCCTTTCGTCGTCTCAGGTTGGGCAAGCCTAGGTGATCCATGGTATAATGACCATATAAACCATGGCAATTTAGGGGGGCGTATATGGCTGAAGTTGTGACGTTGCCAGAGTTGGCGACGGAGTTAGGCATGGATCGATCGAACATGCGCAAGTATGTTTTGAAGAACGGGTTTCAGGTATTGCAGGTGCGCACGCCAGAATCGAAGGGTCAATTGGTTCTAGCACTGTCCCAGGAAGATGCAGAAGCGGTTAGGGAGTCTCGAATGCGACAGGGCTTCCTCATTTCGGGCGTGTCCGGTGTATCCATCGAAGTGGGAAGTGGCTCCTTCTACATCGTGCAAATTGTTCCAGACTTGGATGAGCACCGAGTGAAATTCGGATTCGCAACCGACACAATGCGACGACTCGATTCCTACAAAACGATTTCACCTTCCGCTCAATTGGTCAAGATGTGGCCATGTCGAGCATCGTGGGAGATAGCGGCTATTGCCAGCATCTGTCGTGTTGGCTGTGTCTCGATGGGTGGCGAGGTCTTTACCTGTGACAGTTTGGAAAGCATCGTGGAGCGTGGGGACGCCTTTTTTGAGATCATGCCGTCTATCGCCAAGGACTCCTAGCCAAGTTTCGACCAGCCGGAGCTTGATACAAATACAGTGAAAGCGAGAGCGAAGTGAACAACAGCAAATCAGCCATTAAAGTTCCGGCTCTGTCAACGGCTTATGGTGGGCGCATCTTTGGGAGTCGTTACAAGGCGCGGTGGGCTCTATTCATGGACCTAATCGGCATAGAGTACGCTTACAGACACGACGGAAATTATCAGTCTTTTGGCGCATGGGAGCCGGATTTTTGTGTGGATGCTGGAGCCACATACCTTCATGTCTCGCCACTTCCAATTGAATCGGAACGGTTGAATCAGGCGAAATTTTTTGTTGAAAAAGCAAATGCAGAGCAAGGCTTTACCCAGCTCTTTTTGATTCATGGCCGCATCGGTGCACCTCGGCGCGCGGATGACAGTCCATACGTAATGAGGAGGCTTTGTAAGCATGATTCGCGAAGCTTTCCGAAAGACCCGCCAAGTTTCGCGCTTGAGGATATCCGCTATGCGTGGGGTGAGTGCGCGAATTGTTTCGATGTTTCGCCGAATTTTGCAGATGGCGATCCTTCATGTCGGTTTTGCGGAGAAGACACGACGTGCACCTCGGAAGCCTTGAAGGAAGCCTATCGCGCTGCTCAGTCCATCAAGCTAGATTCCTGGGCCAATCTTCGATTGACGTTGGCAGTGAGGCCGACCAAAGTTGAACTTCTAACCTAAAAAATCCACAGTCATCCACGTCGTACCATTCACCGTCACAATACCGACTCCAACCGATGAATAGGCGCTGCTCAGAATCGAGCAGGCGTGGTTTGAGCCGGACGCGCAATACGCCGCGTCGTGTGGTTCGGCCATCATCTGGCTATGGATTGTCTGGAGTGCTTGCTGGACTGGCCCAGTGGCGTAGCCGATATTTTCGCCAGCAGCACGAATCGGCGACACGCAGATATCCGCTGGGAACTGGTCGTGTGCCAAAACGTCAGTAGCCGCCATATGTGTCGCGTGACCATGCGAGCCGACACAGGAACCGGTACCGTCACTCTCTGTCTGGTTGATCGAGTACGCTGGCAGGCCATAGCTCGCCCTGGTCTGATTCATTAGGTACAGCTCGTAGGCCACCGGATCAGACGGTGGGACGGCCTGCGTCGGTTGTGGCGCTGGCGTGTCCGTCGGCTGAGGTGGCGCAATGTACGGTGTCGGCGTTTGGAAAGCAGGTGGAAAGTAGGGTGTCGATGTTGGTTTCGGCGTTGGCCGAGTGCTGAGAATCGTCACTGTGTCCCGCATGGTGCAGTGCTGAAACCGTTGCGTCCAGGTCATGCCACGGCGATGCTCGCGGCTCACTGGTTGACCGCAGGAGCGGTGAGCCGGCCACAGTTGAGCGAAGTGCGTTGTGCCATGTGTGGAATAGCGTTGCCATGCTTGAGCCAGATTCGAGGCTTGAGTGCCTGGGGCGGTGTAGGTAACAGCCTCTCCGATGTTGGCGGGTTGTGCCGGCTTATCGGGTCCGGTTGTACTTTTGCCGATGAGCCAGCCGATAGCGATTAACATTGCAGATGTCACGATGATGGTGCTAAGGGATCTCAGGGCATCCTCCTATACTGGGGCATGGAAGAGGCAGAGTTTCGGATTGGGGATGTGGTACGTGTGACAGCGCCTCACATCGCATGGAATGGTGATGTTTATCAGCCTCCACGGCCCGTGCATCCAGAAAAACTAGCGCCAGCGGGTGCTGAGGGCGTTGTGAAACTCTGCTACTTGTATCCAAGGGGATACGGGAATGCGGAGTGCCCCTCTGAATGGCGCATCGTTGCAATCCCGGAAATGCGGTGCTTCGTTCATGTCCCAGTTGACCATCTGGAGTTCATCGCGCACCAGTCGTCACCGGAAGAGATCACGGCTATGTATGCTACGGCTTGAGCGGCATCGTTGGTACCGGTACATCTTGCTGCTCGACCTCGTGGACTTCCATATCCTCCGAGCGGTCGATCAGGAGTTGCAACGCTTGCCGTAGCCAGATTCCGTTTTCGTGGTCGATGTGCGCCCTGAGTACGTCAAACTTCGCTTCCGCCGCTTGTCCCGCGCCGATCAGCGGCATGAGCATGAGTTGCACAAAATTGCTGAGGAGTAGGTATATCACCAGCCCCGGCAGTGGGTCGAAGTGTTTGGAGAAGGGCAGGAGTTGCCATGCCACCCAAGCAACCGTCCAGGCGATGATGACTACAAACATCCAGACGGTAAACACGCGTCGGGTGATAGCCATGCTGAGGCGATCGCTACGAGACATTGCGGCGAGGGTTTCAACGCTGGCATTACGGGAGTCATTGACGTTACCCATTGACGCTAGTCCCTGATCAGGTGTTCGACACCGCAAATTGCAGCGGCGATGTAGCCGAGAAATCCCATGGTTATCTGCCCGATAAAGCCTCCAGCCAGAAAGAGGTCTAACTGCTGGTGGTCATAGCTTGGGCCGATGTTGGCAATCACAATCAGGAAGATGGGCGCGATCAGCCAATTCAGCCCGGCAAATATGAAGTAGTGTAATGCTCGTGCGCCGTACTTGTTTGTGTTGGGCGTAGTGTTCATCGCGTGCCGCTTTTTCTATTGAGCAGGCGGTCAATGAATCCACGTGGATCACGTACTGGTTCCTGATAGACGATTCCGGCCTTGACTTCCACGGCCAAGAGTCGTTGATGGAATCCAGATACCAGCGTTTCGCACGCATCGACTCGGCTCTTCAAATCCGAGACGTTCCACTGCTCGGACATAACCTGCGCCTGTGTTCCGCTCAAGACGGCACTCTGGATGTTTTCCTGCATCTGGTCATTTTGCTCGTTCACGATGTACTCCTTTTGGGTGTATCTTGCGATGAATTGGTAGCGATATTGGTAGCGGTGAGAGAACATGGCGCGTAATTGTCGAGCTGCGGCCAAGAATGTGGCCAGACATAGATCTCCTGAAAGCGGAATTGATCCAGTTCATATCCGTCCATACCGTGTCGTCTAGCCAGATGGCGTGGATTGCGAGATTTATCACGCGGGTCGGGCGGCATGCGGGTCACCTGTGTGCCTTTCTGTGAGGGCATGGTAGGCCTGGAAGCGATCGACACGGTGCCGTGCGCCAGTGTACGGATTTGCGATGCACTGAGCGATGGACCGGATATCCCGCCCACTTCACCGCCCAGTGTGGATGGCGTGGCCACCAGTAGAGTTGCTGGTAGCGGAACATGTCCAACTCATAGCCGTCCACACCGCGCCGTCCCGCAGGGTGCCATGATTCAGCATGGGTAATGCTGCCCGAGCGCTTGGGGCCGTGCTTTTGCCACTGTACAGCTGCATAGGTGAGGCGACCGTGAGAACGGTAGGCGATGAGGCGCTTGTGATGGTTGGCGAAGTAACTGTTCCAGAGTTTTGCCGGGAATGCAGCGGGTTTCGGCGTTGGGCGTGGCTTCGGCTTGACGTAATGGTAGTCGGTGCCATAGAGCACGCGGGTGAACCAACTGTAGGCTGCTTGGTCGACCAACATGCACAATTGACTATTGGATGGCCCTGGGTTGCCGTTGCCGTACTGTGCCCAGTCTGGCCAGCGCGAACGGCCCACGTAGTTGCCGCCACTAAAGAGCGTGGCAGTCGGGGCGGATGGCAGCGTGGAGATGTTGCCGACGGTTAGGGCGGTATCATCCTCGGTTTTGCCACGTTTGTGTGTGTCGATGCTACTGGCCGCATGCGGTGGTAGCGTTGCCGTTACGCCGCCCGCCACCTGCCCTAGATGCAGCAGCGCCGCATGGCCGCCACCGGGCGTGTGGAACTTGAAGACGTAGCCACTGCCTTGGACATAGACGCTACCGGCGTAGGGGTAGCGGTCCGCTGAACCGCCGGGCAACGTGACTATCTCCTGTGCCGCGTAGGGCAGCAGGTAGTCGATATCAGCCACCGGTGGCGAGCCGTCCAGTAGGTTGGCTTCGTAGGCGTAAGCGCTACTCACCACGCCGGTCACGGCTTGTAGGCCGAAGAGTCGTGAACCAGCACAGGCGTAGGTCACTGAGCCGCATGAGACGGCGCCGGGCAGGGTTGGCACCGTCTGCACTTGGGTGAGGCGTTGGGCGGAGATGAGGAGTGCCAGGATCAGGCCGAGGATTGTGCCGAGGAGGAAGCGATTGTGGGAGACGGTCATGATGACCTGTCTAACTTTTCTATCGTCCATTCTGAATTCCACCACTGGGTTTTCGCACGTACACGGTTCATGTGAAAAAAGCAGACTTCTATGCCGGGAATGTTCATCGGTTCGCTATTCTGTTGCATTCGGTAGATGCTCCTATACGTGCAGTACTCGCACTCCCCTGTCGGTTTGCCCGACTGACATCTGGAGTTTGTTCCGATTGATTGCGAAACTGGTACGTACAGCGTCGCGGCCAGCGCCTCAAGGTCGCCTTCACCCAGCTCACGCGCGGCACGGAGGGCGGCCAGGACGTGCTCTTGCGTGCTGGGGATTGGCGGCGACTGGGTGGCATGTTTCGAGTGTTCGATGACCGTGTATATGAGGAATAGGAGCGTGATCGCGACCACGGCAAGGCCAACATCTAATACCGCCACAACACTACTCGTCTTCGCTGGGGTCTGGGTCGTGCGGTAGAGGAGTGGCGTTCTCGTGGATCGAGGCGTAAACCAGCAGCGCGATGATGAGCACGACGGCGGTGCAGATGATAGCGGTGACGATGATGCCGTAGATATCCATGGTGTGCTCCTCTGGTTAGGGCAAATTGTTTAAAATGGAAGGTGCAAAAAGGTAGTTTTCGGATAGAGTTAAGAAGGAGACGCAGCAATGAAGCTAACAGCCGAGGAGCTCGCTCAGTTTTTTCATGAAACCTACGAGAAGCTTGCTCCGGAATTCGGCTATGAGACGAGAGAGGCGAGTCGAACTGCATGGGATGCAGTACCCGAGAAGAATAAGAAGCTCATGATTGCCGTCTGTATACGGGTGCTCCAGCGCCTGTATACGCTCGATATGTACGGCAATGACTAAAAGTCGTGTGGCGACAAGAGGACACCGTATGCATAGAGTTGAGTATGGAGGTGCTCTATGAACTTCAAAGGACGAGTCCGACTGAATAGCTTGGCGGCAAGCAAGGCCGCTACCCCTGTCATCGTGGATGGGAAACCCGATAGCTCGCGCTATGTGATGAAGCCAAGCGTCCAAGTCGTCTTCAATGCCATCAAAGATGGTGATGAGGCTGACAGCCTCTACGGGACATATACGCCAAGCGGCGAGATCAAGATGACGATTGCAAACCCAGTGATCGCCGACTATCTCACTAAGGTTTGGCATGAATGTGTGACCGGTGAGGAGGAGCCTGGCGGGACCTCCTATTTAACAGCAAGCGGTCCACGTTTTGAGATTACGTTTCGTCCTCTCGATTAGGTGAAACGGGACGTAAACCCTAAGGCTTCGAGTCTTAGGGTTTACGTCCTTCATTGCCAGTCAAGGCAGAGTAAGCTTACTTTCCGTGCCACTTCGGCGTCCAGGTGGCATGACGTGGCCACCAGAACAGATTGAGATAGCGGAAGTTTGGCATGTTGACAGCTCCTCTGCACGGGCTAAAAATGCTAAAATAGAGGGTATAGAAAAGCCTCCGCGCCCGTGAATCAGACGGACCGGAGGCGTTGAGACAGCCTGTAAGGAGGCCATCTGTGACTAGCGTACCAGGAACACGGAGGACGTTCGAGAGACTGCGTCCACGTGTCGGATTCAAGTTTTGCCGTGACTGCGGAGCCGAAAAGCCGTTAACCGACTTTTACAATGCCACGGGGAACAAAGATGGCAAGCAAACGTCTTGCCGAGAATGTCAGGACGTCACGAACTACCAGGCTAGAGGTGCATCGGGCAGTTCGCAATTACCGCCTCAAGCACGGGATCGCCTGCTAAGTCGGTGCTCGCGGCATGGGGATTGTCTGTTATGGACCGGCCCTGTTAGCGTACGAGGTCATGGGAAACTTGAGATCTTAGGCGCTGCTTGGATGGTGCATCGCATGGCCTATGCACTGGAAGTGGGGTCCATTCCGCCTCGCATGATTGTGTATCAGGTATGCGGGAACAAATTATGCGTAGAGCCATCACACTTGAAGGCCAAACGGTCAAGAAGCCTGGTTGGTGATGGCACCAAGTTTTGTTCACGATGTGGTGAGGTGTTACCGCTGTCCGAGTTTTATGGACAGAGAGGAGCAAATGGGAGGCTTCAGGCATACTGCAAAGACTGCCATCGATTTGATGCATATGGCATTACTCAGCGGGAGTACGACGACCTGCTGAAAATACAGGCCGGACTGTGTGCCATTTGCGATATGCCATCGAATGGCCGCAGTCTATCTATTGACCACTGTCACTCAAGCGGCGCGGTACGTAGACTATTGTGTTCAAGTTGCAACGTCGCATTGGGGATGTTGCGAGACGATATCCGTCTATTTCATCGAGCTATCGAGTATTTGTCAAAGGCTAGCGTCTAGAAGCCTTGCATCTGTGGGAAGCGGGCCAGCAGCGTAGGACGCCTCGCCCAAATCGAGTTTGCATATAACCGTGGCTACGTCCATAGAAGTGTCCCCGGTTAAGATCGCGTCCTAGCCATCGGTAATGATTTAGCCACTCCGATGCCGCCCATGAAAGTCCGCCGTGATACCTATAAGGGAGAGAGCCCCATGCCTTCACAGGGAACGGTTTGGGGGCAGGTTTCGGTGTTGGTCCGGGCGTTCCTGCGTAGTACGCCTGGGTGTACCTCCACCATGGCAGGAAATTTCCGTAAAAATTGGTATACGCGACTGAACCGTAGGGAAGGTTGACGTAGAAGGAGTCGGAATACGCGTAACCGGCATTGTAGAGAGAATACGCGAAGGGGAATTGAACCCGGCCACCGTGATAAGCGATGGCATCGCGGTAGTATCGTGCTGCGAGCTCCACGGAGATGGTTGGATTGTCGAGTGCATCACGGATCCCTGAGCAGATGCCATATCCACACGCGGTGCCATTCGTAAATTGGAACGTTCCCCAACTGGTGTCACCGGGGATGCAGCAGCGGTCGGCGTATTGATTCATACCCGATTCGGTACCCGCCGTGGCAGCGATTCCGAGAGGACTCACGCCATAGCGTTTACCCCAGTAATTAATGAGGCTGGAGATGTCGTAGTGCGTGTCGTGGAGAATGACGCCATGTACGGTGTTGCCAACGCCTTCAAGCGCGCCGGGTGGAATGTTCAGGATAGGCGGGAGATATTTGGGTCCATGGTTTGGCACAAAGGTAGGAGGCTTCGGACCGGCCCGTGGGGCCAGCGGCGCAATCCGCATGTACTCCAGTCCAAAGCTGTACTGTCGTACAAAATCGTAGGACAGCCAACCACGACCGGCCAGACCCCATCCGGTGGTCCACTGGTTTTGCACCTCAACGCCGCCCACGGCGCCACCGGGGAATCGCTTGGTGTCGTCATAGGCAATGACGACGTTTTCGTGGCCGCCGCGCGACTGTTCGCCGGGTTGAGGTATATCGATCAGGCCACTTGTCGCGCTGGCGTTGTCATACTCCGGGTAGACCGGTAGTCCGATGAGTACCGGATGATTGACGGTGATGGCCGCCTTGATACCGTCCACCGCACCCTGTCCCGCACCTTGGGCAAAACCTGAGATGTTGGTAAATCCGACATGCATCCGATACACGGCGGCTTCGGCTCGGAGCGTGGGATCAGTCGGGAACGTTGACGCGACAACGAATGGCGGGTAGGCATACTGCTTGAGCTTGGGAATGCCGAGCGTGTTGACCACTTCGGCATCTTGATCCGGCCATGAGCCAAAGTCGCCATGTGAGTAGGTTGCTCCGTAATAATCGTACATAAATCTTGGGGAAAATCTTAGCCACGATGTCGGGTGCTGCATGCGATATTCGTAGGTCAAATCCCAGGCAGTGGCGAAAGCCGCGCAAGCACCAAGTCCATCTTGCGTTGTCACACCGGGATAGCGAGCCAGGTTGATGCTGTTGGCTAGCGGCGCGGTGACGCGATGATCGGGAATGACGCGAACGGTCGTTGGCACTACGATATTAGCCTGAAAGTGACTGGCGTAGTATTCTGCTCCGGTCTTGCCGGCGAATGCGCCCAGAGCAAAGACCGCCAAAAAGGCGATAGCCAGCACCAGTGCATGCGGCGTCGCGTAGCCGCCTGCTCTATGCGTCGGGTTGAGGACGTGCTTGAGTGGGCATGTGTTGCGCCGGAGGATGAGTCCGAGAACAATGAGGGTGGCAATAATGCCGAGAATGGCGAGTGTGTGCAAGGAGTGCTCCTATAATGTGGGTATGGAAGATGTGGATTTGATGGACGAATTCATCACTGCTTGTGATGCTGCTGCCCCGCTGTATCAGCAGAGCGCCATGCTCGTGCTGAACACTGCAGTGTTCTCAGTGGTTCCTGAACGAATTTCTGGCGTGGTTCAACTCGTTCCGACGCGGGAACCATCGCCGCTCGGATGGATTCCTACTGGCGCAACAGTGCTTGTGGTGTCATGGTTTTTAGCCGCTCGTCTCGAACATTTTGGCCAGACCGAATGGGCCTATCTGGTCCGAGACCCAGTAGGTGGGCGGTATGGAGCGGCATGGCAGGATGGATTGCGGGAACTGAAGCAACAACCGATTGATACGGCATCAGCGATGTGGGCGGCGTTTCATGGCAACTGAGGCGAAGTTTCGGGTTGGGGATGTGGTGCGGGTTAGAGGTCCACGGCGTCTAGTCCCAGCGCCTGTCGGAAAGGACTATGAGCCGCGTTGGCGGCCCAATCCTATCCCGGCGGGAGTATACGGCGTCATCAAGCGAATTCATCTTCTAAGAGATGTGTGGGGAAACCCGAAATTTTGGACCTATTCCGTAGCTATTCCCCCAATGAGATATTATCCGTGGTTTGTTTCATCTGAACTGGAATTCATCGAGCACCAACCATCGTCAGAAGAGATCGCGGCGATGTATGCGGAGGCAACCTGATGAACACACGACAGAGCGCTTCGGCCCGTCGAGTGAGAATGGTTGCGAGGCTTCACCGATTCCTGTGTTGCATTGGCTTCCATGCTTGGGAGGTTCAGATGCTGATATTTACTGGTAGAGCGCGATGTAGGCGATGCGCGGCAACCGGCATCTACACCTGGGATGGAATTATTGGCGTACAGCGTGCCCCGGAATCGCCCTACTCAGACTCGATAGAACGCCGCGATATCCGCCGGTGACATCCCGCTGGCATCGTCCGGCCAGATAACACCGAGCCGTTCCAATGCGGCGGCACAAAGACCGCTGCAGATTACCTCGTCACGCACGCCAAACGTGAAATGGCAATTCATCAATAGCGATAGTCCTATACTCGCAATTGTCCACCAGCCGTATGTATCGTGTTTGGTCAGGCAGGATTCGGCAAACGCGACGGCGTGGCGACGATCCTCGTCGGAGCCGAGTGTCGGGAGGATGATGTAATCGGCTCGCCCGGTGAGTGTATGACGATGGACGCCACGGCTGGTGGCCTCAATGGTGTCGCCCTGTGGGGTTACCACCAATCCACAGTGAGTGAAGCGAAAATAGCCGGATCGCCTACCGTAGCGGAGTGATTGCCCCAGACGTATCCACCAGTCGGAGAACGCATGGCCACGGAAGAGCACGATATCACAACGGGTCATGAGGCGGCCTGTTCGTGCTGGTCAATCCAGTCCCAGTCCTGGTCAATGTCGGTTTTGCACGCCTGACAGAGGTCGATTCCCGGCATGATATGCACGACGTTGCTCTGTTCTTCGGCCGACATGGAGATGTTGTAGCTACCATCCCAGACCACGGGGTATCCGTCCTGTGCCGCGTCGGTCCAGTGGTTGTACTGCTTGGGAATGGGTACCTGATCCGGTGTGAGCGGTACGTTAATCATGATCAACTTGAGGTGCAAAATCTGGCCGGCCACACTGGAGGTTCCGACGCGGTAGCACTCGGCAAATGGCACCTGTGCCTTGAATCGGGTCAGTTGCACCGCTTCGACTCGCCCCGCTGATTGGGTTTTGTCGAATACGCCTTTGAGGATGCATCCTTTGGTATGTGCGGCGATGAGCGCATCAAAAAACGCCGGGTCGGTGGCGCCATACTCGCTGGTATACACCCCTTTACCCGATTGAGCGGCGGCGAGCATCTGGCACATAGTCGGACGAATCAATGCCGCGTCTTGTGGGCTAATCATGGTGTAGCAGACGGTTACGGTTTCAAGCGGCATCGATACGCCTTTCATGGTATTGTGGGGCGTTGATAGCGACTACTCCGAGGAGGTATAGGTTATGGCAACGAATGCACCAACCGGCGGGAAAGATCCGTTTGACGCGGCATTTGATGGCGCGCAGAATATGCTGACGCAACTTGATCAGACAACGAAGACGTTGGAAGGATTAGCGGTGACTGATCTTGATGCCGCGCAACAAGCTGGCGTCGGAACTATTCGCGCCGGGCTCAACGCCGCCCGTGCCGCGATTGATGGCACGATGAAGGGCGCGGTAGCCGTCACCAAGGCGGCGAAGAACAAACTCTAGCGGGTCTCTGGCGCGGCGTTTTGACATGGCCCGCGCTCAAACGCATGGAGGGGCTAGTCGTCCAGGGGCTGGCCCCTCTTTTTTGCGTGTTAGTGGAAGTGCGTAATAAACGTCACGATAGCGGCGATGAGGGCGAAGCTGAACGCGCTGATGAGTGCGGTTTCCCAGGTGGTCAGGCGTCTGCCCCGCACTGAGTTGCGGCTTAGCACTGTACGGACATCGGCTACTTCTAGACCGGTTAATGGTTCACCGACATCCGCTTTGATGGCGAGCCGGAGTAAACGTCGTATATCGTCAATCTCCGGTTGAAGCAACGCGCCAGGCCGGTCTTTGACCATCTGGAACTTATTGCGGAGATCGTGTTCGTTGGTGCGGAGTGATTGCGTTTCGGTCTTCAGTTCGGCAATCTGAGTCAGGAACTTCCCCTGCTCTTCTGGAGATAGAGCCACGGGTCGCATTTCCAGTGCTTCGATACGGAGCCGGATGGTGGTTTGATCGACCGGATTGGTGGCCAGTGAGGAGATTTCACGGGTATTTTCGGCTTGACGGGTCTCGATGATTAGGACTTGATCCCGGATGGCGGTTACCTGATCTTTTGCCGCAAAAGTAGCAGTGAGGGTGCCTATCTCAACTTTATGACCGTTGAGGATGTCCAGCCGAGTCATCATAGAGTCTTTGAATTCTTGTTGTGCCATGGCCGCATTTGTCGCGGCCATGTTGACCGCTTTATCTTTTTCCGCTAGTATCTCTTTGAGGGATTCCTGCGCCAGACGGGTTGATTTCTCCTGCGCTTCGATATGGTCCATCAGCCCCCTATCAGTTGATGCGGTCTGAATGGCGAGGGCAGAGGCTGCCGCTTCCACACTGGTGCGCAGCGTTTCGGCTTTTTCGCGAACAGTGGTCTCCTGTGAGACAAAACGTTGCTCGTAGCGTATCTCTCGTTCGGTAGAGAGTCGGTGTAGGTCCTCAATCTGGGCGGCGAAGTAGTCGCGAATCCAGGCAGCTTCGAGTGATGCAATCTCATTCGCCGCACTCTCGTTTTTTGGCAGTCGTGGTGTGGCATCAGGCGTAATCTCGGGCATACGGGTCGCCTCCACTGGCGGGTACAATGGGCGGTGAGGTGGGGGAATGGCACGGCGTCAACGAGCAAGCCAGCTACTTGACGAAACGTCGCATTAGTAGTTCACCTTATTCACGACTACACGCTGGCCCGGCGACGATTCCATTACAAGGATTTCGTGTCCCACTTGAGGCCCACCGGGATCGTTGATTTTGCTACTGGTGTAGTTGAGGTAGACGGCGACCTCGTAGACGCTGCCTTCCGGGGTACGGACCATGACGGTGCCCGGTGTGCTGCCCTGCCCCATGACATGGGCACGATGATGGATTTGCAGGGATTGGCCCAGGACATCCCGCACATGATTGGTGACGCCTAGCAGGATGTCCCCCATTACGTGTGTTCCCCGGTGTGGTGGACCGATTTGGTGGAGATGAGTCAACCATGTTGGCAGCATTGAGCCCTCCTCTATAGCGCGGTGATACGTGAGGCGGTGACCGACATGGCCAGCGTTTGCAGGTCCATGCTCCAGGCCGTGATGAGATAGGGTGTTGCCGCGCTGCTCTGAATCTTGGGAACGCCGCGTGAGGTTTTATTGATGGTTACGGCGTCATAGGACTGGAAAAATGGGTTGAGCGGGACTGGGAACTGCACCACGTCGCTCACCGAGTCGGCATCTTGTAGCAGAATGGTACACCGTCGATTGGCTAAATCCTGCGTGGGAATGGTGTCGTCGCGGAGTGAGGTTCGGACCGTTGCGCCCCAGTTCTGGAGATTGATGGCGCTCCCGGTCGAGGTGTTGGCCTGCTCGGCAAACAGGGCTGGGCCGTTGCTGGGCTGTGAGGATACCTGGGCCACGTTGGCCATTTGGGCCTGGGGAGTGAACTGCTGGACCAGTGGCCCCGCGATATTGCCGGCTGGACCATCGGCATAGGCCCAGCCAATGGGTGGCGGTCCAAAACTGTATTCCGGGCGGAGTGAGGAATGGAGCATACCCCATTCGTCAGTCCAGGGATGATAGTAGGTGATTGCGTCGGCCACGCTATTCACCGCCGCCTGAAAGTTGCTGTCGCGGCTATACGTCTGAGGGGTGATGGAGGTGTGCTGGTCGGGCTGGAACTGCATGCGAGAACGTGGCCAGTTGGGCCCCTCCGAGTCCAGCCCGCCGGGGGTTTTGCCCGGATCGTTGCTGTCTGGCCACACGTAGGGATTGCTGGTAGGCTGCCTGGCCCCCAATGCGCCGCGACTGGCCGCCAGCGCATCCATGGCGCACAGGACGGTCATTAGCTGCACGTAGTTGGTGTTCATGGGCACGGTGTAGTCATACCCAAACGTGAGCCGGGCCAGGTCCTGCGTCAGATCGAGGCCGTTGATGGCCCAAACAGTCTGGGCGCTACTGATTGTGCGGGCGGGGAAGGACGGGCGAAATAGCCCAACTGGCACCTCGAAGCGTGTGTTCCAGTTGACATCACAGAACTGCACCCAGACCTGGAGCAGGTGACGGAGCACGTTGACCCCGATTGGTTCTAATAGCGTTGATGAGAGCGAGCGATGGACGGCTTGGGTGGTGTCGCAGGTGATGCTACAGGCTTGCATTAGTGGCGGAGTTAGCCCCGGAACCGGGAGTCGCGATTTGTCGCTTAACCATTGGTACCTTGTCCTGATTCGCGCTCCGCCGTTAACTCGGTTGATGATGTCGATGATCTGAGCTGGCGAGAGGCTGGCCGGATTCTGTGCCGCAGGGAGGTAGAGGGATTGCATTGCGTCTCTCCTATGCTGACCACAGCGCCAGAGGGTTGAGGGTGGTGGTGGTCTGGATGAGATCAAAGCTCACGTTGTAGCTCACGGCATCGGCTTGACCTTCGGAGAAATTGGTCAGCGTGCAGATAAATGCGTGGTTATCCATGTCGCGGTATAGGACCGAGTTCCCACCATCCATGGCAGTCAGTGCGGCGCGTATATCACGCCAAGCCAGGCGAGTGGCGTTGTCTGTATCCAGGGCGAATACGACGTATTTACGCCCCGTAGCGGTGTAGTAGGAGGTGGGCAGATAGTCCACCGTCGGCATGGTATGGCCCTCATAGAGCATCGAAACCGGACCGGTGACGTGCTGCCAAGTACTAGCGCCGCCCGCATCGTTGGCCAGTCCCACGGGCACGGACGTGCTCGGGTTTGCGGTGTCGGTAATCCATGCGGTGTAGCTCCTGCCAAACAGCAGAGGGAGGAGCACGTTGGGGAGCACCTCCAGCGTGCCAATCACGCCTGACGTGTCGATCGTCTGAATCGCGTAGTCAGTCCGGGTGAGGAGCAGCGGGTACACGGTGAGGTGAGTGACCAGTCCGACGCCCTGAAACTGAACCCACGGGTCGGGTATATGACCGGGCAGCGGTGAGCGCCGCGTATAGACGTTGATCCCGGTCATTCCTGGGGGCAATTGCCAGGAGAGGCGAACGGTCCCGGTGACGGGATTGGACAGGGCGGAGAATCCCGTCACCGGTGCGGGTGGTGGCCAATTGGTACGTACGCGGTACTGTGGCGACAGCGTCACGCCGCCCTGACTATCGGTGGCTTGGATCTGGAACCGGTAGTAGGTGAGGTTGCTGATCGGCGGGTTTGCACCATCAGTGATGGTCCAGTAGTGGACCGTCGTGGTGCTTCCACTCGACAACGGATTGGCATACGTGGCAGTCTGCTGGGCGTTGACCAGCGTCACGCCATCGTCGGCGTACAGGAGTCCTTGATACTGAGTATTTGACAGGCCATCGGGATGGGACCAGGAATACGACAGTGTGCAGTTCGCGCCGGTGATGTCGCCACCCGCCGCCACGTTCAGGCCGTTGGCCGCGACGTTGGTGATGGCGACTGTGCCAGGTCGAGTGACAGTGAAGGTGACTGGACTGCTGTAGGCGGACGGGCTGTTGAGTACGGTATCCCACTCGCGTACTTGCCATCTGTACTGGACGCCATATGCCAGGCCGGTTGCGGTTGTGGAATAGACAATCGAGTGGTTATCGCCAGTGGTCATGCGACCGGTGTCCCACATGGTCACCCCATCCGATACGCGTTGTATCAGAAGCTCTCGTGCCTGGGGCGCATCGCTGGGCGTTGGGTTGGCTGAGTTCCAGATGAAGGTTGGGAGGAGCGTGGTAATATTGCCGGAGGGTGAGACGGGAACCGGGACGGTGGGTGTCGAGCCATTGGAGAAGCCACTGTATTGGAGCAGGGTGGTTGATGTCCCCGACAGATACAGCCATTCAGAGGTGCCGGATACGGCGTAACGATTGGTGCTAGGAGACCCGTAGCCGTTTCCGTCGCCGCCTACCGCCAGTTGCGCCCCACCCCAGCTGCCGCCGCTGCGGAGGATACGCAGTAGCTCACCGTTCGACTGATTGGCTAGCGACTGGACATAGACCGTCAGATTCCCGGTGGCGCTATCGTAGGACGTGACCGGGGGCGTGCTGCCCTGTGTGTTGTTGTACAGGATGGTTGGACTATTGTAGGAGTTCACACCCAGCCGCTTGACGGCTACGATGCTATGCGTGCCAGACGACCGTTCGTCCAGTACCACCAAATCCAGGTTGCCGTTTGCGTCGATTTCGGCGGAGTAATCGGTACACCCGGGGTAAGCCGTTTCGGGCGTGCCGATGGAGATGGTCGTCCCGGCGATGGTGACGGGTGCGACAAAGAGGCTCGATCCCGATTGCTGGTAGGACAGGTAGAGGACGTTACTGGCCGGCCCGGAGGAGGTGAGATGGACACGCGACGCACCTGAGATGCCAGAGAGCGTCACACCTTGACCCGCGGTGCTGGACGATTCTTGGATTTGGTAGACCGCCACACCAGAAGTGAGGTTGTCCCCTCCGGCGATAATCCAGGCGGAGAGCGTGGTGTTGTAGAGCACATCAATGGAAGTGAGGACGTCATTGAACCCGCTGTACGACGCCGTGCTCATGGTCACCGCGCCCGCGGCGTAGGATAATTTGATCTGATTGACAGTAGCGCTGGTATTATTTGCAAACAGGGAAACCACATTGCCGTTTTGGCCCAGGCCGTAATACGGATTCAACCCTCCCGCTGGAGTTGCGAACTGTACTGGAGCACCCCACGCGCCGCCGGTGCTCCGTACCGCGTACTGGGCTCCATTTGCGCCTTGCCACACCGCCAGCCGCGCACCGTCGCTCATGGCGAACAAGTGGCGACTGACGGTCGGATTCAGGGCGGAAGCGGCTGGTACGGAATTAGGGTCAACTTGCTGGCCGGTTATCGGCATTTAGGTTGCTCCTCGATTTTGCAGTGCCGCCATGTCCATCATTTGCGCGGTACTGCTATATGCCGTGCCGTTATGCGTGGAGAGGTTCAACGCTTCGGTGTTCTGACGCTGAAGTTCTTTCAACGTCAGCGTGTCCTGAATGGCGTGGGCCAGCTGTTCGGCTTGCAGAGCGTTGGCTGCCTGTAGAGCTGCTATTTGGGCGTTGCTCGCTGCTTGGGCGGCTGCCGTCTGCGCTTGGAGCTGGGTGAGTTGGGACTGCATCGCCGTGGTCTGGGAGGCAGACATGCTGGTGGGGGTCACATAGACCGGGTTGGATGGTGAGGCTCCCGCTGCGCCACTCGATGGCCCGACATAGCCGGAGGAGGTGCCGCCGATGGGTTGTGTCCTGATGGGATGGAGCCGCGAGTTGAGGAACGCTTGGGACAGGCTCCCCGGCGCGGTACTGCCGCTGGCACTGCCCATGTTCGGCACTGAGGCGCTAGTGGAGCGACCATAGGCGTCAAGGCCGCCGAATCCTTGTGGATTCAGAGAATTGGTCTGGCCAGGATTGGAGTGGTAGGTTATGCCGGTTGTTTTGTCGAGGAAGGTTCCGCCTGGGTAGGAGTCGGGATTGCCACCGGTAATGTACGCACCAGTCGGCAATGCGGGGTTGTTGAAATTTCCGCCGCCACCATTGGCCATACTCGCGTTCTGGTTGAGCATGTCCATGGTGAGGACGCCGCCGTTGGCTACGAATAGGTTTGTGGCCTTGTCAAAATAGGGCAGTCCGGTGACAGAAGGGCCATTGGAGTACGTCTGCCCATTAATGACCCCGGTTGAGCCGGACGCACCACCAGGCATAGCGCCGGTGGGCACACCTTGGGCCTGACCAGGAGCATTGCCAGGATTGGCCGGGTTGGTCAGTCCAGCGCCACCCGGTTGGCCAACTCCGGTATTACCACCAGAACCAGGCGAGCCGTAGCCAAACGGACCGGTGGGGGCATACTGGCCGGTTGGAGCATAGCCGGCACCACCTACATAACCGGGTGGGGGACCATGGTAGCCGGAGGTGGCAGCTGAGTTAATCCCGGCAATTCCAGCGTTGATGCTGCCGATTGCCCCGGTGATGGCGGTGGCCAATCCGCTCGCAGTGCCTTGCAGGCCAGCCAATGACACACCAGCATCAACGGCTTTCTGGAAGAGATCGGCGAGAGCCTGACCGGTCATACCGTCCTGTTTGGCGTTTTCGTAAGTGGCGGCGGTTGACGCCGCCAGGGCTTGGGCGTTTAAAATCGCGGCGTCGTAGGACCCCACGCCAGCTTCGGCAACGCGACGAGACTCGTCACCAAGGGCCTGTACGCCCTGCGTGGCCGACTGAATCGCGGTGATATCCGCTTCGAGATTGCCAGTATGGTTGTGGAGATCGTAGGCATATTTGGCGTTTGCGTCAGTCAGCGGCCCATTGATTTGAGCGGTAAAGGTGGCGACGCTGGAGGTATAACTGCCTGTGATCCGGTTCTGAGAATCAATGTTGGCGGTGACTGACGCGTTATGGCTTTTCAGCGCTTGGCTTGAGGCGAGCAGATCGGAGATATCCTGCTGCGTCGCCCCGGACTGCTGGCCCGAATCGTACAGGAACTTATCACTAGCCGTGGTGTAGGTATCGCTAACTTTTTTTTGAGAATCGGCCAGGCTGGTTCCGAAGTTGCCGAGCAACTGGTCGGCGAGGAGATGCGCTTGATTGGTTCGCTCGACAGCCGCTTTGTCTGCCTGCGCGGTGGATACCATGGTAGCAGCGAGAGTCTTGGTGTCGCCGGTGCTCTTGACGACGCTGTATGTAAACGCGTCCATGGCGAGCTTGGCTGGCCCAGAGGTCTGACCCGCTAATGAGGTCAGGCTGGTACCGAAAACTCCGACAGACCGATTCGCCGCGTCTTGGGCCGCCTGAGTTTTTGCGATGTTGGCCTGCTGCTTGGCATAGGTCGCGTCGTATTTAGCTAGATCTTTCGGCAGAGCGGCGGTTCCACCACCTAGACCACCCGGCCCGCCCTTTGGATGCAATGAGTCGTAGATAAATTTGTTGAGGCTATCAGAGACCTTGCCAGCCAAGAGTGTCGTAGTTGCCGCTAGACTCTTGCCAAAATCACCCGCCGCCGCCGCCGCTCGTGCGGTTGCTGCCGTCATGGCGTCGGACATGGCTTTTTGCTTACGGATTGACTCGGCCAGTGATGCCATGAGCGGCGCGTTATTGGCCACCTGCGTGATGGTGTTTCCGGTCCCGCCGTCGGTATTCATGCCGCCGGGCCGTACCGCGTGCGTCTGGTCTGCCGTGCCCTTGAGTATCTGGTAGGCGAGGTCTTTGGTTCCCTTGCCGATGACGTTGGATAGATGAGCGGCCAGCCCGTCCCACAGCGCGTGGTCGGTCAGGGCTTCTTTCATCTTTGCGACTAAGGCGGCATTGGCCGCACTCAGCCCGTTGAGATGCGCTGTCAAGCCGGACTTCAGCCCGGCAATATGCTTGTCAAACCCCTTCCCCTCTGAGTCGAGGTGACCTGCCAGAATGGTTTTGTGCTGAGTCAGCCATTTGTCATTAGCCTTGCTTAACTTTTCGTTTGCCGCCCCGTAGTCCTTGACATGGGCTTGCGTCAAGTATCCCATTTGTAGGGTATGCTGGCGTGTCGCTTTGTCAAATGAGGTCACGTGCGCGTGGGCGGCCTTCTGCCAGGCGTTGGTGTGGGCTTGCGTAATCCGGTCCAACGCCGTGACATGGGAGCCGGTGACAGCGGCCATCTTGACCGGGTGCTTTGCCAGATCCGTGGCTAGCTTGTCGCTATGGGTCTGGGTGATCGCCTTCAGCCGCGTAGTATGGGCACGGAGCTGGGCATCGGTGGCCGTGCCATGGTCTTTCAGGATGCCCTTGTAGCGGTCGTTTTCCTTTTTGGTGTCTTGGGTGAATTTGCTGTTCGCTGCTGTGTTGGCCTTGGTCAGGGCCGAATTACTATTGGCCTGCCGGGTGGCTTCGGTCTGAGAGAGACGAGCCAGGGCTTGAGTCTGGGCACGATCCGCATTGTTTCGCGCGGTTTGGAGGGAGGTACCCTCGTTGATTTGGGCGGTTTGGAAGCGATCGTTGATTTTGCCTTGGGCTTTGATGAACTTCTCATGCGCCGCAGCGGTCTGGGTAATCGCGCTCTTGTTATTAGCAGCGATGGCTGCGTGGTAGATGCCCTCCTGCTTGACAGTCTGGGAAGCATTGTCGCTGTAGATTTTGGCTACCGCAGTGACGTGACGGCTGTTCTCAGTCGCATAGTCGCTGTTGTACTTGCTGGTGTACCCCTGCATCTGGGCCGCTTCAGCGACGATAGCCGCCTTCATGGTCTTGGCCACTTCAGGAGACAGCTTGTCCAGCGAGCCGGTCAGCTTGACGATACTGGCGGAGAGGTTGCCGGTATCGGCCTGTGCCGCGCCAAACGAACTGTATTTATGCTGAGGAGACTGGGCAGCCAGTGCGCCTAATGCACCAGTGCTGGAGCCGGTTCCAACGAAGCCGCCCATGTACTGGTTGCGTTGCGCTTGGTTGTAGTCGGTTTGCACGCCGCCGGCGTAGTGTTCGCCACCACGTGGCATGGAAAAGGCGTAGTCCGCCCGTACACCCGGCAGGTTATGCTCGCCGCCGAGGATGTGCGGTGTGGGCGACCAGGTGCCGCCACGTTGTCGAGCCGCCAGTGCGCCGCCACCGCCAGCATGTGCGCCTCTGGCCGATGCCGCTGTCATCTGAGCGCCGGAGAGCCATTCACGTTCACCTGCATCGTTGACCACGCAGAGATGCCAAAACGAGGGGTCATTGCCATATGCGGTGGTGAGGGCGTGGCCCGACATGCCGACGGTGGTTCCACCCGCCACGGTATCGCCGACTTTATGACCGGATTCCTGCAAGGCATGCAGGAACATCTCGACGCCACCGTTGATTTTGTTTCGCCACACCTCATAGCCGCCCACGTCCGAGCTGGTTCCCTGTTTCTCCAGTTGATAGGAACCACCGGGTGGTAATCGGAAGGCCTGAGAGTTGCCACTGCCGGTGGCGAAGTCGGTATCCATCAGACCACCGGAATAGCCGACGCCCAGAGATTGCAGCATTGCGGGGTCGCCACTGCTGGGGCTCAGGTAGTTGGCCGAAAAATTGCCGTAATGACCGTACTGGTCACCACGGGTATATCCGCCGCCGCCGGTCGCTGAACCACCAGCCGAGCCGAGGTGCCCGCCTACTGCACTACTGATTCCACTGCCGATTCCGCCCAGGAATCCAGTAATATCGCCCACGGCGTTTTTGGCTTGATCCACCAGCCCTGAAAACGGGTTATGGCTGGTGAAGAAGGTTTTGATGGTGTCGAAAATAGCTGTGGCGATTTTGGTTGCTTCGGATATCAGCGACTGGATTTTATCGCCGAGCCCGGTAACCATGGAGGCAACCCAGCTATGAGCGGCAGTGGTGAATTGCGTGACGCGTTCGGATATCCAGGAGGCGATTTTGTCCTTGGTCGAGCCAAACCAGCCCATCACGTCGCTGGTTTTGCTGGTCAGACCAGAGACCAGGTTTGTGACGAACGATGCGCCGGCGGAGAGGAGATCGGCAGCTCGATCCTTTTCCCAGGTCATGATGGTGGCGGCCTGAGCTGCATACCATCCGATCAAATCGCCGGTTTTGCTGGTCAGACCAGTCACCAAATTGGTCGCAAACGACGCGCCTGCGGTCAACAGGTCGCCTGCGCGGGTAGTGATCCACGTTGTGATTGATGTGGCGGTTGATCCGAGCCAGCCGAGCACGTCCCCGGTTTTGCCAACCAGGCCACTGACCAGATTTGTGACAAATCTCGCGCCGGCGTTGAGCATATCCCCGGCGCGGTCTGCCACCCAGCCGGCCATGCGATTCGTCACGTCCGTATACCAGGACCAGAGATGGCCGATTTGGGAGCCGAGACCGCCAACCAAGCCGCCAATCCAAGCGACTGCGGCATTGCCGAAATCACCAGCACGATCAGCGAGCCAACCGGTCATTCGGTCGGAAAATCCTTGCAACTTGGCCATACCAGCTGTCGCTAGTTGGCCGAGCGCATCTGTCCCCTTTTGGGTTATGTCCATCCAGCCTTGACCGAGCCGAGCTGGCAGACCCTCGATAAACGCAACAAACGCATGACCAAAATCGCCCAACCCGGCCAGTACGACCGTGGCTCCCGCGCTGAACGCTTTCTGAACCAGCACCCAGAGATCGTTTTCGAGCTTCGCTACGATTGGGTTGAGGTCAACAAACAGCTTCTTGATCTTGCCCCAAACAGCCTCCAAATCGGCGTGGACCTTCTCGCCGTTTCCGTGGAAGATGTCAGTAATGAGCTTCCAGGTATCCTGGACAATTGGCACCAAATCTTTGATGGTCGCTGCCACGACTTTGATGACGTCGCCGATGACGCGGAAGGCGGCGACGATGGTTGGCACAGCCGCCTCAATGACCTTGGCCAGCACAGTGATCGCCCCAACCAGCAGATTCGTGACGATTCCCGCCATGACCGTCGCGCTTTTGCCACCGTCGTCGCTCGATTTGCTGAACAGTCCGAGCGAACCAACCACCTGCTGAATTGCTGTAAAGACCGGTTGGAGTGCTGTGCCGAGCTTGCCTAAGACGTCGCTCAGTGCCTTGCTCTGTACCACGCCCTTTAAAACGGCAGACTCAAAGGTATAAATCCAGGTAATCATCGTTGACCAGACTGTAATGTAGAAGCCTATGGTCTTCCCGATGAGTTCGAATACGCCTGCTAGCGCCTTCCCGCCACCCTTTGAAAACTCTGTTGCCTTTTGGCCAATGGTGTCGAGAATTGTGGAGACGTTCGCGATAACCGGCTTGAACCGATTGAAGGCTGCAACTAGATCGTTTTCGACCAGGTTCTTGAGCATGGTGAATCCAGGCATCAGCGCTGAGAAGACCTTGCCGATTACTGATCCGATTTTGTCGAAGAATCCCTGAATGACGCCGCCCTTGGAGGCAACCCAATCAGACAGGTGCATCAGACCGTCCAGGACTGCACCCACCGCTGGGAGCATCTTGCTCCCGAGGGCAATCGCGCCAATCTCGACCTTGTTTTTGAAGGTCTCGAATTTGGCCCCGGTGGTGTCCATCATGCCCTTGAACGATTCGTTCAGCGCAGTGGTTCCGGCGTGCGTCTTCTTCATGATGTCGTTGTAGCCGGACCAGCCCGAGGTCATCAGATTCAACGCACCGACGCCGCCACGCAATCCACCGAAGATGGTCATGATCGCCGCCGCCTGCCCGTGACTCACGGTGTTGGCTTCCTTCATGAAGGCCGTTTGCGACATGGTTCCCGCGCCCAATTTGGCGTAATCTTCCTGCAGCTTGTTTGCGGCAGACGAGTTGAGGCCGAGTGCCTTACGGGTCAGCGCTAACACGTCATGCTGGCTCATTGCGCCATCACTGAACTTCTTGAAGGCTCCCACCAGATCAATGCCGCTGACTCTGCCCAGTTCCACCAATGCGGCATGTGCCGGCTTGACGACATTAATCATATGAGTCGTCATGCCGGTCCATAGGGTCTGCGCCTGTGCCGCGTCACCCGTGGCCCGTGTTAACGCGGAAAATGAAGCAACAGCGTCTTGCAACGGCATATGGATACCCGAGGCGATGATACCGAGCTTGGACATATGAGCGGCCATGTCGGGGAGACGGGTATTGGCGTTCTGCGCTCCGGCTAACAGTGTCGAAACGGCCAGCGCCGCGTTTTTCGCCGGAATGTGGAAGTTGGACATGGCGAGGGCGACGGTATTCGTCACCCCGGCCACATCCGCCCCGGTTGCGACGGCGGCCTTCACCGAAGCAGATACCAGCTTCATGGCATCTGCTCCCTTAAATCCCATATTTGCGGCGCGTTCAAAGCCCTTGGCGATATCGTCCAGCTTGGCCGGGGTTTCGCTGCCGAGTTTCATGGTTTCGGCACGCATCTTGGCTATTTCATCGGTCGTAGCTCCGGTATTGCCCCGAATCAGGGCAAAGGTCGTTTCCATCTTGTCGGCCATGTGAATCGTTTCGCCCACCGCCAGACCCACGCCCAGAATCAGCCCCAGCGGACCTTCCATCATCATGGCCCCGGCTTCACCGGTCTTGACGCCAGCCGAAACCGCCGCGTCACCGATCAGTTTGAAGCTCTCAGCGGCCTTGGCGTTCCGCTCTTCGATGACTTTGTCCGATTCGGCCACCTTAGCGCTGGTTGCCGTGACCTCGGATGAGACGCCTTTGAGGGAACTCGCGGCCTTGGCTCCGGCTGCCTCAGTTGCCGCGGCGAATCGCTCCATTGAGGCGGCTGCCGAGGTCATGGCCGTCTCAATGGAGCCCATGGCGGTTCCCGAGATGCCAGCCGCCGATTCTAGGGAGGAACCAACCTTACTCCCAGCGATCCCCGCTGATCCGGCCAGGGCGTCAAACCGGGTGGAGACGGTATTCACCGAATCCGACATGGTTTTTGACGCGGCGTCAACCACGCTACCGGCCGCCGTGGCCCTGTCCCCTAATCCTTGCAACGATGCCTTTTCGGCATCGACGCTGACCGATGTCTCGGCGCTTGCCTTTTTTGCAGCAGCCCCAACCAATTTGAAGCTCTCCGCTGCCTTGACATTTGATGCTTCGATGCGTGTGGCGGATTCTCCGATTTTTTCGGCATTAGTGCTCGCTGCCGCACCGACACCTGCTCCTCTCACGGCATCACCGACTAATTTGAAGGTTTCAGCGGCCTTGAGATTCGATTCTCCGATACGTGCGTCAGACAGTGAGACCGTTTCAGCGGCGGCGCTTGTTGCCGCGCCAACACGTTCCAGCGACGTGGACGCCTTGAGGCCGGCCTCGGATGCAGCCGCGGCAAAGCTCCCCATCTCTGTTGACGCCGCGGTCATTGCCGTACCGATACGCCCGCTGGCTCCGGTTGCAGCGCCGGCGGCAGTGTCCATTGACCCGCCGATTTTTCCTCCGGTTGCAGCGGCGGAACCGGCCAATCCATCGAACTTTGCCGATGTGGCAGTCATTGCCGCACCCATTCGACCTGTCGCTCCGGTCGTGGTGCTAGCAGCAGTATCCATTGAACCGGCGATTTTGCCGCTGGCCACTCCAACGGAACCCGCAAGTCCATCAAACCGCGCTGAAGCGGCGGTCGTTGCCGCGTCGATGCGTGCAGCCGCCCCAGCCACGGTGGATGCCGCTGCTTCCACGCTGCCAGATACCTTACCGCTGCTTTGGGCTCCCGCTTCCCCCCATGCTCTGAACTTTGCATCGAGGCTCTGCATGGTCTCCGCCATGGTTTTGAAGGTCACATCGACCAAACCGCCGGTTTCCGTGGCCTTGTCGCCCAGACCACGGAGAGAAGCCGCCGCCGCGCCAGCCGGGGCACTCAGTTCATCCGTACCTCTGAGGACAATGCGCGTGACCAGATCGTCAACCATTCCCATATCGCACCTCCTCGAAGAATTAGTTCAGAACATGAGGCCCCGGCCAGGGGTTTCGTTGGACGCCAGACGCCTCCGCCTCACGGATGAGACGGTGCGTTTCCTCGTCGTACCGTGGCTCACTGGGAGTTCCCATCGGCTCGCGCCCAGTCGGCCGGGGCAGTTCGGCCAGCTCCCGTTCACGCCGTAGCGTCAGTTGGGCTTCTGCCACAAAGGACGCGGGACGCGAGTGGTACTCAGACTCCGCCTGAAAGTAGCTACAGTGCCAGTACTCGGCTAATTCGCGGATGACGAGTTGCTGGGGGTGTCCGTCGAGTCCGAGCCATCGGGCACGAGTGCCAGGCCCGTGCCGTTCGTCACACCAGGGGTCGAGGCTGGCGTCGATCCGCTGCTGGAGGCGTCGTTGGTCCGCTTCCGTGCCAAAGGGTCGGCAGTCAGACTGTTAATCTCGCCCGCGATGAACTCAATGACACTATCCGGCAGATACGACAGCGCGTCAATGCGCGCCGCATACATGGCGCGACGCGTCTTGTCGTCGGCGTTGTGCGGTGGCAGTTTGGGCAACGCATAGGCCGCACCGGTTTCGGGGTCGAGGAATGCCGAACCTTCGAAACGCACCACCATCACCGCGCAACCAATCAGAGCACCGGTGTTCCAGGCCGCTTCAATCGCCTGCACGCCTTCAGCGCCGAACTTGGGCTGGCCCTTGAGCGGCAGATTGCGCGCGTCGTTAATATCGCCGGCGCTGGGCACCGCCTTGATGTGGACCTTGCTGTCTTTTGGCCACGGCGTTCGTTCGGTTGCGCCAAAGGGAGCCAGGAGCGCACGGCGAGTGTCGTCGCGTTGGTTGCGCAGGGTCAGAGCATTGCTGCTCGGGTCGTCTCTGGCCGTTCGATAGACCGTCAGACTCTCAATGGCGCTTTGCAGCGCCTCTTCTTCTCCGACGGCTTCCTGGCCGTCATCACGAACGGGAATGGTGTCGATGGTGCTGCGGGATGGGATGAAACTGAATAATTCCATGGGATATCCTCCTCTAGTGGCAAAAACCGGGGACGTATTGTTAGGCCCCGCCCCCGCGATTGATGGGCCAAGTGGTCACCAGATATACGTTGAGGCCGCGCCGGTGATGGCGTAGATGGTAAATTCGGGCAAGCCGTTGCGTTTCATACCAGCGCCGGCGACGTGCTCTTCGAGGGTGTTGGCCGCGGGGTCGAGATCAGTGGCCACGTCGGTATTGACACTCGGCGCGTAGGCGCTGAAGCCTACCCACACGGGGGCGGTTGCGGTGCCGACATTTTCAGTGACACTCATAAAAAACGGCGTCTCTCGGTCGGTAATCAGCAGATCCTGGTAGGCGGCGGAACGGTTGGCCTGGTTAATCAGATCCCAACTCACCATGACATCGCGAGGACCAGGATAGTAGTGCGCCACATTGGTGCCGTCCATCAGTTGATCTTTTTTGATCAGGTGGTTATCGACGGTGATGTCCACGTTGGTTGCCAGAATCGTCTGGAGGGTGGAAGTTCCGGTGGCTGCGGGGTCGCTCCAGACCCTGATATAGCCGTCGTTGTAGTTGTAGGGAGTGTGCATATCTTGGGCGAGGTTGGCGGTTGCGTTAAACGCCGTCGGTGTGGTCGCTGCGATACGCTGTGTCGAAGCGGAGACATCAACCGCCAGAGCGAAATGGTCACCTGACCCCTTGAGGTTGAGCTTGCCCACCAGGCAATTCGGATACTGCCAGGAGAACAGCCCAGCCATGTTGTCCTCGATGGACAAGGTAGGGAGCTGGTTGGCGAAGGCGCTGTTGGCGGGATTGATGGTGCTACCAGAACGCTGCGCCTGACCCACAATGGTGCAGGTGGTTGGAGCATGGACTAGACTGAGGGCCTTGACCATCATGGTTTTGGTCCCAATGACCCACGACTCGACCACTCGAATCTCCTGAGCGGCGGCGGTGTCAATCAGGACGAACTGGCCGTTCTGGTAGTTGCCGGTTCCACCGGTGAGTACCATGGTGGTCACGCCGGCGGCGGTGGCGAAACTGGTGACGGTATCGGAGGCGACGGCGGCCACGGCGGTACTCTGCCCCAGCGCCGCGGACCAAGCCTTCATGCCGGCCGTGGGAAAGAGATACTGTGTGAAGGCCCCGGCCTGGTCGCGTTTGCCAGAGCGTCTCACCTGCATGGTCGCGCGGTCTCCCTGCATGGTACTGGGCTTGGCCTTTACCACCGTGGAGGCCAGAGTTTTGCTCTCAACTGGGATGAAATCGGTGGGAGTGACAAAGAGTCCGGGGGTGCCGGTGCCGCCGGGCAGGCTCTCGGTTTCAATGCCGATGTAGCCCATGGCCCCAATAGAGATTCCTGTTGCACTAGCCATTGATTACGCTCCTGCCGGCTGAGCCGGCGTGGGATTGGTGGAGGTGTCCTTGGCGTCCTTGGCTGCCGCTCTATCGGCGGCGGCAGCAACCCGTTTGGCGTCCTTAGCCAGGGCGAAACGGGCACGGGTGAGGTTGGCATTTTGCGTGGCGAGAAAATGATCGACAATGGCCTGGACGGATTCGTGGCCCTGCCCCGCGGCATAGTTGACATCGAAGCTACGTGTCTCGCCATCGGGCCACTCGCCAAAGGGGTCAACGTACTGTGTCTCGCCGGAAATGTTTTGAAGGTCGGTACTACTGGACATGGGAAACTCCTGGACGCTTTACGGTTGATTGGGGAGAAGGCTATCGGCGATGTAGATTTGGAGCACCCCTAGGTAGTGGGGGATAGAGTCGATCTCGACCAGATGACGGGAGGACTCGCGAATTCGCGTAATGCCCGAAATCACCGGTCCGGTATCGTCGTGTAATTTGCTGTGAGTGAGCAGGGTGGTGGAGATGGTCTCGCAGGCGGTGGCCACCTGGTGTTGACGGCTGCGACTCCACATCAATGCATCCATATGCGTGGCATCGGGGGGCTGGTCGGCGGTGAGCTGATAGGCCATGGATAGGGGGTCCGGTTTGGTCCAATAAGCCCCCATGCCCTTGGTGAAAATGTCTCGATCCCAGAGGAAAGCGGAGATCACCGGCCAGCCCGAGAGACGCATCGCCGATGTATCCGTCGGATAAGCGTCGAGCAGATTGGTGGCAATGGTGGCCCCGGCGGCGTGTGCCACGGTGAGCGGTGTGGCCAGGTTGATGGTGTTCCCGCTCACCGAGTTCATGAACAGAAAATCTTCACCGCTGGCATCCCAAAACGAGATAATCCCGCCGTCAACGAATCCCGTCGCGCTCCCGGTTATGGTTAGCGTGATATCGCCAACCTTGGCCGCTGCAATGGTGGTCAGGGGCACCGGGCAGGGCGAGAGATTGACGACCTGCTGGAGGGCGGCGCGTTGGAGTCGCACCACGAATGATTGAGTGGCCATAAAGCCTCCTCAGAGAGGCGGTGAGCGCGGCTAGGACGCGGTGAGCAGAGCGCGGATGACACCGCCGGTCTGTTCGTTCAGCAGCGCGTCAATCGGCGTCCGCATGTTGTCCGCCGCTGTTTGGGCGAACGGGTTAGGCACCAGGAGCGCCTGCTGCCAGCCTTCGAGGAAGGGCTTGACATACTGGTAGCCGCCGCCGCTGCCTTTTTTGCTGGGGGCGCTCTCGGCGGGCTCACGGAATTCAATCGCTAGACCGTCGCCGTCGGGGAGAATGGCAGACTCGACTGAATCGCGCAGTGTGCCCCGGTGTGGGTCGCCCAGCGGGGCAATCGGTGTCGCCTCAACCAGGATTGGCTGGGCGATGTCGCGTATCTCTGGCGCGAACTGTCCCAGCAGTGCGCGCAACAGTGCCGGGGCGGAACCGGCCAGACGGTCCACCTGCGCGGTGGCGGCGTCCAGGCCAGCGGTATCGATGGACATGGGCATAGGCAGCCTCCCGAAGCGAGGAATAGGGCGGTGGAGGACTCTACGCTGCTGAAACGGTCTTGAAGGTCGCGGCTGTGCCAGTCCCGGCGACGGTGCAGATATACAGCGTGCCCGCGCTGTCTACGTAGAGTTGCCCTACCTGGTAGGTCCCCGTGGTAGGCTTCCCTACGGCTGCTGCAGGGGCAACGATGATACCATTATCGCCTTGGAGCGGGGAGCCGCCGGCAAGGTGGGTCACGTTACCGTCATAGAAGAGTCCGGTACCCTGTTGCCCTAACCAGACTGCCCCCCCTACCCCCGAGACGCGCGCGGTGGTTACGTCCCCAAACTGCTGCTGGGGGCTGATCCCCGCCCCCACCACGAGAGACGACACGATAAACTGCACTCCGCCATAGACCTGGAGCGTCGCGCCGTCTAGCTGGAGACCCACCCCCCGGGTACCAAGCCATACGGCTCCCTGCGTTGGGCTGCGTGCTACCGTTATGTCGCCCGGCCCTTGGCTGCTACTGGGTCCGAGCGTTCCCGCCGCAAGCGCGTTCGCGGTCAGGTTGCCAAACTCGTCTATCCCACCCAACACTGAGCCGTCCACCGGGCTGACCACCTGCACCCCAGTTTTGACCCGGTTGCTTGCCGTGCCGAGCGACAGGCCCAGTGTTCCGTTCAGCCCATAGATTCGGTTGCTGGGCGAGTAGGTGACGGTGGACAGGCTAGCCGAGGCGCTGTAGACGCTGACGGCATTGCATACTCGTGTCGCTACCGGCCAGGTGTCGGTGACCATGTTCCCGTCGAGGGCCACATCAACGAATCCGGCGCTGTCCGTGGCTAAGAGCGAGATGCCCTGCCGGTTCGCCAGCGGTAGAGCGAGGTTGCTGCCTGCGTTGGTGATGAGGTTGCCGGTGATGAGACTCCGGGCGACGATGTTCGACGCCGCGCCCTGGATGCCCAGGAAAATCCCCTTGAGCGGCGCTTTGTCAACCAGGTTATTGGTAACGACCAGGCCATCAACCGGTGCGCCGACAGCATTGATGTAGATACCCGCGCCGCCGTAGATAGGATCAATGGCGACACTGGTTGGCAGTGCGCTGACGTTTTGGGCATACCCGTTGGCGCGGCCCAGCCCCTCGTCCTGCATCTGCACGATGTTGCCGTCAATCGTGACGTTTTTGAGCGGCAGTGCATGGTTGTAGCCGATGCCGAAGGCTAGGTTGTAGTTCCAGTCGGCGTTGCTCACGCCAACCACATTGTCGGTAATGACCAGATTGGTGGTGGGTCGTGCCGTTACCGTGATTCGAATACCTTCGTTGCACGCAGTGAGCACGTTACCGGTGCATACCGCCTCACCGTTGCCGATAAACGAGTCGTACTGCTGCGGTGGGATGGAGGTCGTGAGCACCGTTGCATGTGAACTGTTATCGGTAAACGCCGTGCCGGTGTTGTTCTGGAGCGTCCCAACTAAGAAGAAAGTCGCGCCTCCATCGTCGGACCGGTAGACCCGACGCGCGGTGCAAATCGCCCCGCCGAAACTCGGCCCGGTGGGTATGGTCATGGATACCGAGGCGGCGCTGCCGGATATGACGTGGGACAGGACCGGACTCAGCAGCGACTCGCCGTAGTTGGACACGTAGCTGTAGGCCCACTGATGGGCGGTAGTACTGATATCGACGTTGCCGGCGGTAATCGCACCCTGCGTGGGAGCAGCCGTCGGAGTGGATACGCTCAGCACCAGGTCGCTGGACATGAGGATGATCGGGCAGAAATAGCCGTTAGCCCGGTTACCACGTACAACGTAGTTAGCGGCGTGGACCTCAACCCCCGTCTGAGCCGGACGCTGCTGATTGATGCCGCCAACCGAGATGAAATCGTTCTCGATAATACTGGTTCGATCCGCTGAAACATAGATGGCGCTATTGTCATAAGGAACGGTGTTTCGGGCGTTTTGGGCGAAGCTAAAGATACTGCTGCCGATCCACACGTCGGTCATGTGTGGGCCACCAGCATCAACGATATTCACACCCTGCGCATTGAGGAACTGGCACTCATCAACAATCAGGCCATGGCCATCGGTGTTGCACTGAATGCCGTACTGGTAGTGGCCATTTGTCTGTCCGACGCTGGTACTGGTGTTGTTCTGGCCGTTCTGATCCAGAATCAACCCCAGAAAGGCCACATTGCTGATGACGCCACCAGCGGTATGGAACACGGCCTGATAGTCAACCACGGACGGGTTGACACGAAAGGTGACGCCGCGTAAATCCCAGACAATGTTTGAGGCTAGTTCAATGGCGACGCCGAGGGAAGTCGGGGTGATGATATAGACACCGGGAGAGGCGATGATGCGTCCTCCACCAGCAGCATTGGCCGCGGCTTGGGCGGCGATAATGGCGGCGGTGGCGTCGGTTGCGCCGTCCGGGATGGCACCCCGTGTTGAGCCGTATTGGGCGTTGATGGAGAAGGTCGCGCCGCCTCGGTCGAAAAGTTTGGAGTCACGAGTCCAGGCAATGGGGTGTGCGCCACTAGGAGCGGTATCGACCAACACTGAACCGGTAGCGGTGATGGTGGCATCGGGGGCACCTGCGCCCGGAGCTCCCTGCTGGCCGGGCGCTCCCGGCGTTCCATCCTTGCCTGCCATACCCTGGACTACTGGTAAGGTTTGCGGGGTTTGCGCCCGTGTCCAGCCATAGTAGGTCATCAGGTCGTAGATGCCGACGTTGCCAGGGACACCCTCTGGTACCAAGCCCGCATAGGCGGTGCCGTCTGGCAAGAAAATAGTCCAGGTCACCGTTAAACCAGGAGTGAGTTCCGACGGCCAGGGAAGGTAGAGTCTCCACACGCCACCGCTAATCGGGTCACTCTGCGGGTAGGGGCCGCTGACCACGATGGGGTTGAGGTAGGGACTGCCCGCGAGATCCTTTTCAAACAGCGCCGCGGACGGGGCTGTGGTAACGAGCACGCCCTCATAGGGAGAATTTCCATAGGCGTCCAGCAGAGAGGACGAGATCATGATTGTTTTCGCGGGCTGCGTTTGTGGCATAAATCTAGCCTCGTGCGCGTGGCAATTCGAATAGGAGGACGGCCCGGCGGGGGAGGAGGTGAAACCCACCGGGCCGAACGAGTTATCAAGCGAATTAGTAACCGGTGAGAATAGCTACCCGGTCGAATCCCTCATCGAGGAGTCGGCTGCGTGTTTCGGTGACTTTCTCATGGCACCGTCGCAACACCGCCGGTAGAAAGGGCGTCTCGCGCATCGAATCGCGATACACGGCAACGCTGTAGGGCGTATCGAGCAGCACGGCGTGGACAGTGTAGCCGTGCTGATGGCCACGATAGAGCAGGCGAGCACGGGTAGCAGGGTCGAGCGAGGTCCGGTCGGTGACGATATCGGTGTTCCGGCTCAACTGTGTTTCCAGCAGCATCCAGAACAGATGTTCACCGTCGGTACTGGTATATGTTCGTTCCCAGCAGGCGTCAATCGAGATGATGGCCGATGCCGGGAAGTGTGCGGTGGCATAGGTGGTTTTGCCGCTGCCGGGCATGCCGATTAGGACGGTGAGAATAGGCGATTCGAGCGGTAATTGTGCCAAGCGTTTCCGCCGGGTCACGACAGTGATTCGCTAAACAGCGAGACCGCAAAGTTGACAGGGCCGACATAGACGGCGGGCCGGTTGAGGATGGCGCGGCCTGATTTGAGACCACTCCAAACGATGAGGTCCTCCGCCGCGATTGGGACGCCGCTGATGGCGGTATCGCTGGGGAAATACACGCGCCAGGAGAAGTTCACCAAATTGAGCACTAGCCGCTCCTCGTCACGGAGTGGCTGAATATAGACCGGTGTCGCCGCGCTCGAGGTCACGACTCCGGCAATGCGCCGGCTAAACGTGACGGTGGCGTTGGCCACAATGGCATTGGTATTGAGTTTGACGGTATAGGCCACGGTTTGGACTACGTTACTGTCAGAAGCGTCTAACTGGAGCACCTCGAACACGCCACCGCCGCCACGGTCGAGTTGGTCTCCTACTCGCACATCCGCGGTGTACGGCATGGTAAAGTCCCAGCGGGTTGGGGCCATGAAAAACGGCAATCCAGGGACTCGCACGGTTTTCGTCTGGATATCGACCAAGCAGTGAATCGTGAGGCCGGTGCGACTATTGACGCAGGTTTCGGGCAGTAGGGCATCGACTGAGGTGCGAATACCGGCCAGATCAGAGGCGGAAATAACCACTAGGAGCCACCCACCTGACCACTGGCCATATTCGGGAACAGGATATCGGTTGCATCCAATCCACCGGCATAGTCGTCGTTCATGATGGATACCTGGGACATGGCTTGCGCACGGTATTTTTTGGCCAGCTCAACAATCATGGTGAACTTCTGCTGTCGTTGATAGGCGCTGGTTCCGGTGGTTACCGAGAAATCGAGCTTGACCTGTGCCGCCCAGGATTCCAGTAGATCGGCGGCGGCGGCGTAGATGTCATAGGTTTTGCCGGTGGCACGCACCGCCAGTGCGCCGGGCTGAGTGGCAAAGGCCCAGTGGCCCACAATGTTTTCGGAGAGTGTCGGCGTCAGGACGGTATAGCTCACGTCCTGCAACTGGATATCGTCCTCCCAGTTCTGGATATTCGAGTAGTAATCCAGAAAGAAGATTGTGCCGCCGCCCGAAAACGTCGGCTGTGCTCGTAGCGGAATATATCGTTGATCGGTGCGATGTATATCAAGTGCGTCTTGGCACTGAAGTGGCGTGAAGGCCGTGGCCGTGGGGTCGGCTATGAGGGTCTGTACCCGAGCAATCAGGCTAGACATAGAAGAACGTAGCGCCATGGGCAAACCTCACGCGGGATAGAAACGACGCCGGCGTGGAATGTTGACCACGCCGGCGTCTCCTGTCACGCCGGTTGATCCGCCTGGAGTGGCGGCGGCGCAATGGTTGGGGTGTCGAGTGGGGGTGCCTGGGGATAGCCCTGCGAACCGCCGTAGGGGTCGGCTGCATTCCAGGCCGTAATCTGAGCGGCAGTCGCTTGCACCCAACCAGCGGCCAGGTAGTCAGACAGCGCACTATCCGGCACGAATACCAGATTGGTGGACGGCTGCACAATCACCGCCATGACTAGCGGCTCTTGTGGTCAGTCTGATGGGGGTTCGTCTGACGCGCTTCTTCAATCCGGTGTTCGGACTGCTTCACCGCGGCCTTGTCAGACTTCTCCTCAGCCTTGTGCTGGGCGGGAGTTTCCTTCTTGGCTTCAGGCGGTCGCACCCGGTTGGCCTCGGCGGTGGATCGAGCCTCATGCGGTAGCGTATCGGTTCGTTCCGACTCACCCTCGAAAATCGGGATGCTGGTCGGTCCAACCTTGGTTTCCTGAGTGACGCGGGTCTGCGCGCGATGGTGCTCCAGATCAGGAATCACCGGCGCACTCTGCTCACCGTGATAGACGTCAGTGGCTTTCCACTGCTCAATCTCGGACGGCGTGGCAATCTTCCAGCCGGCGGAAACCACCGACTCCGCGACTTCGTCCGGTGCGTAGTGCATCCCGGAGCCGATTTTGTGTACGAAGGGCATGTTTATCACCTTGCGGGGAATGAGCACGCCGCCTACCGTATGTGGTAGACGGCGTGCAAGGACTGTTGGTTGAACGGCCGTACAGGTATTCCGTATACGCATACTATCAAATGTATACATTTTCATCAAACATATACATTTTGCACGTTCGTATACTAAATGCAGCTAAGCATCAATCAGGACTGCCTGATTGGGACGAAGCACCACAGTTCCGTATAAAATATCTAGATTTACGCCGATGCCCACCGCGTTTATGTCGTATTGTGCCGAAACACGTAATGCCAGCCCAGAAGCTCCATCCATGGCCGTCGCGCTCCTCACTCCGAAACCATCGGGAATGGCGGTGAACGGTCGCGAGGCGAACAGGAGGGCATTCTTCTGAAAGGCCAAGTTCTTCTGCGCGATGGCAGTCGTTAATCCGCCGCCAGTCAACGCGACGACTACTGTGGAGGTAACTGCCTGACCAGCCGCGGCCCCGGTGAGGACCACGGAGTAGGTACCACCAGCAGCGGGGCCAGAGGCGTAGCCGTTGCCGACACCCACCGTTGAGAGACCCTGTACGGCGGCCTGCACGGCGGCGGGAGTGGAGTTGTAGGCCAACGCGGCAGTGGTCTGATTACCAACGGTAATCGAGAAGCTACCGGCGGTAGCCCCGCCGACGCTGATAGTGACACCCATCGGGGCCAGCTGCGACATGTAAGCATTGAGGCCAAAAAGTTCGCCAAAACCTCCGGTCTTGATGTTGTCCGGCTGCGAAAATGCGAAGTACGTCGCCAGCGCGCTATCGCTCAAGATGCCGCCCTTGTCCTTCGGAGAGAAGACCAGGGAACGGTCATTCATGGGGGCCTTGGCCACGTCGAGTGCGGTCATGGCCCGTCGGGCGGTCAGCGAGGTCAGGTCGGTACCTGGGGTGCCGAGAGGTGCAGTGGTACCAGCACTCATGGCGGTAGCCCACAGATCCATTTCGACCTGCTCGACCAGCGCAATCGCAGCCGGCTCCACGTACACGTCCATTAGTTCGGTGTTGACCTGCGCTCGTGCAAAGTCTTCAACTTCGAATGGAACGATTTGGTGACGGTTGCATTCTGTTACACACCGGCTCTTTATCCGGTGCTCTCCTCGTTTCCAAGGAGAATCGGACTATCTAATATTCCATGCATCTGCACGGAACCCACGCGCTCGTGCGGCTTCGTCGCCCGTTCTGGGCTGTATGCCGTAGTCTCTACGCCTGCCGCTCATTCCTGAACGGATTGGCACGGGATTACCCACGAAGGGCTTCCCCGTTTCACGTGGTTTTCATCGAATCGTTACCGATTCGCGCCCCCAACGTTATCAAGGGTGAGCGGTACAGACGCGCCATTGAGCGGCGTCTGACGAGTGACTGGTGTGTTCGTGACTTTACTCTGCGCCACGAATGTGCCCGGATAAGGGATGTTGAGTGTTTTGCCGCGAGAGAAGTTCGGCCCACCATTGGTGAAGTCCGAATCCCGCGCGACGAGGTTGAGCAGGACGATCTTTGAGCGGAGCACATCGAGTGCTCGGTTGGCCCAAAATTGAGGCACAAAGCCGCTGGCATCAGCCGCGGCCAAATTGATATTTGCCATCTTGTTATTCCTGGCGTATGTGTTATTGTACTACTTCAGGTGGAAGTAGGTGGTGGTTATGCGGTAATTCGCCCTTCCTTAACGGCCAGGGTGATGTCCTTTTTATTGGCGAGATAGAACTGGTAATCGCCCATCTCGGCAACGGAGTAGGTTCGCGATCCGGGTGCTGGGGTATGGGTAGACGGATTGGTAGTAGCGGCTGATCGTGCTTGCCGCTCGGCTTTCGGTGTCTCCTGGGCAGCCTTCAGCCAGGGCTTGGCTTCAACCAGCTCGTTTAGTGCCGCTTCGACGTTTTGCGGTTTGCCGTCGGCGGCATAGTCAATGAAGCCCCAGTCCAGCAGCTTGACTGCGGCTTCGGGGTCGACCAGTCCGAGCTTAGCCGCGTGCAATTGCACCTCGTATCGGTTAGTCCGGTCCTGGTGGTCATGTCGCACGCGGATCAGTTCGGCGTCACGTTCGGCCAGCTGTTTCGACAGGCGCTCCTGCTCGGAGAGTTTGGCCATCTCGGCTTCTTTTTCGCGAGTTTCAAACTCCTGGATGCGTTTCTGCTGGTCGCGGTTCGAACGCTCCAAGTCCTTGGCCTGCTTCTCGTAGCCGCGCATGTTGGCGATGGTCTTCATGGCGCGGTCACGGTCGAAGGGCTCTTCGTCGGACTGCTGGTTCTTTGGCGCTTCGTTCTCTCGAGGTGCCGTATGCTCGCGCGTGGTCGGCTGGGGTGTCGTGGTTGTCTTTACCATCGTTTCGGTATCGGTTGTGGTTTCTTCGGACGCCTGGTCCTTGATCTCGTCGTCAGCCATGTCAACCTCCTGGGTTGATCGGTAATAGGTTTAAGGCAATAAAAAACGCGCCCGTCTCAGGCGCGTTGATGGATTGTTGAAGATTCGTTGTTAGACGGGATGCAACTCGCAATCACAACCCAAATGGCAGGATGGTGCGCTCCCCGCAATACCGATTAAGGTATCTAGTGGCGCCGGGCTCGCGTCTTCTGCTGCCTGGCAATCATCGTATTTCCATTCGGTATTACGTATCCATTCCCACTGCACGGCGTCGGCCATGGATACACCTGGTGTGGCACTCTCGACTGATTGGTAGGTGTCAATCAACGCCGCGTGAACCGTGGTGGAATCCATGAATGGCCCCAGTGTCCCGGCGTGGTAGTCATGGATGGATTGCTTCAACGCTTCATGTGCCGCTGCTCGTTCCTGGTTGGTTGCCGCACCCTCTAAGTCGGACAGCGCATCTCGTACCGGCTTGGGTAAACTGTTGGTCGCTGCGACACATTCAGCGGTACTCGACCCGGAAGACAGTGCTGTCTTCAGTTGCGCAATCCGAGCATTGATACCCGCCTGAATCAACTGGGCACGATCCGCCACAAAGGTATGCAGTGTTGCCAGCGCGTCACTCGACATGCTGAACAATCCACTCTGACTCAGTGCCGCGCGTGCTTCGGAGGTTCGACCGAGGTAGACCAGCAACAGCGCCGCCAGGAGTGCGGCTTGCAGTGCGTCACGATGCTGGTCGGACACGCCCGGCTGATCTCCGGCAAACGCGGCATCGGTGACGGTGGTCAGTGCTCCCGCCATTTGCGCCCGTCCCTGGGCCATCTGGTGATTCTGCCAGGCCGAGGGTAGGGCGAGGTGGTGCGAGGTGGCCAGTGCAATCGCCTGCTCTTTTACCGCGTCTGGCGTGCCCGGTTTGGAGAGTACCCGGTAAGCAGCGTCGAGTTCGGCTTGAGTCCGAACTGGCAGCCAGCGATGGGCCGGGTCGGCAAACTGATTGCTAGGGATAGCCTGCTGTCGCTTCAGGGAGGGCGACAGCACGGTTGTTCCTGTCTCATGATTGTGCCTTCTGAGCGAAGTAAGCTACGACGATAATCCCAATGCCAATGAGCGTAGGGATGTCATAGGCAAGTTGTGATCGGGGTAAAACAAACGTGGCCAGCACTCCAAGCAACAGGAAGGCGTATCCGAAAAATACGCACCACACCCCTCTCACGATTGCGGCTCTCCTCCGGTTAGTCCTTCGCGATGCGCCATGCTCGCGGCAATCGCGTCCGCCATGGCCAGGGTTCGTGTGGCGCTTACCGATTCAGCACGTGCCGTAGCGAGCCGAATACTCGCCGCTTCATGCTCCATCCGTGCCGCCTCGTACCGCAGTCGGGTAATAGCCCGTTCGTCGATGTTCGTGCCGATATTCATGGTCTCTGCCATAGGCATTCTCTAGCTCCCTTCTGGCCAGCATGAAATTCTTTTGCCAACTTCAAATTCCTGCATCTGGTAGACGCGTCCTAGCCACATTTTTCAGATGCAGAAGATCGTCCTACCACCCTGGTTTCCCCTCGCACTTCGATCAACAACGGCGAAATAGGTGAGCGGGAAGAGTTGTTTGACATACCACTGTAGTTTTTGCACGGTGAGCGCCTCCTTGATTATTTTAGCCATTAATAATTTCTAGATATGGATACTTGTTCCGGTTCGGGATGATAGCTCCTCCAGAAGTAGCTTACCTACATCGAGTCGGTCCAACGTCTGGCATAAATCCGCCACAACATCCGGGCTGTGACCTGCGGCAATTTGTCTGAGTGTTATCGCGATGGATCGATCCACGTTGTCTAGCGCCTGCGCACAGAGTTTCTTGTCAACCATATCCCTCATGGCGTAACCGGTACGCTCTTAGCGACGTTCGGCAATGGCCCTAACAACGGCGCAGGTGGTAGCGCACCCAATCCCTGTTCATCTGGCGGTAGGGCTAAACCCGCCGCTACTGCCTCGTCATGCTCCACGATAATCTGGGCCTGCTCTTTGTCGTAGTCGTAGCCCAGACGGGCGGCAATGGTCTGCTTGGACACAACCCCCAGCGACTCGTCGAGGATGAGGGCTTGCCGTTCGCTCATGGGATCAGCAGGCATCACTTCCGGCCAGTGCAAGGCCGTGCCGATGGCGTCGCCGAATCCGCCCATGGCGAATAAACAGCGGTCAATCTCGATCAGCAAATCACCGTAGCCGGTGCGTTTACTCTCGGTCTTCTCCAGCAATGGTTGATAGCGAATCTGGAGCGCCACGCCGGACAGTGCGCCCATCTGATCCGGCTGCCCCAGTGCCACGAGCGGGATGCGAACCATCATGGCCAGGATGTCGAGCAGCTTTTCCAGGAGCGCCATGGTACTGCCGAGGTCGCTCTGCATCTCCAAGGCGTGGAGTTCAGCGGTGTCAGATGGCAGGTGAATCACTGCGTCAATGGAGGCGTCAATGGACCGACTGCCCATGCCACGGGTCCAGAGTTTCGGATGCGCGTACAGGCGGATAATACGATTGTAGTTCGAGGCCACGCGGGTGATGGCGTCCATCACGTGCCGTACATCGCCGGGTAGGTCAGACTCACCCCAAAAATCATTCGCTCGGGGTAGATTCTGACAACCCAATACCGGCGGGAACTCATACGGCCATGGCGTGGTCACGGTATCGACCCAGGCGCCGCCATGGAGTTCCTGATCGTGAACAATCCACTCCAGTGGTCCATCGACCAGGTAGCCAGCTGCTCCACTCGGGGTCTGCATCAACGTACGATGTTGCACAGATGCCTCGCCATTTGCCAGTGGTGCATTTAGCGGCGGCGTGATGGCGTACGCCCAGATATCCTCGATGTCGTCCGGGTTGGTGGTCACATCCACCGTCTGCGGATCGAGAATCACCACTCGTGGGTAGGGATCGTTTTCGACCAATCGCACGAAGGCATGACCACAAATACCGCCGTTGGTGGCGAGTTTTTGCAGGGTTGGCGCGCGTTTATTCCGTCTCCAACATTCATCGAGCCATATCTGTTTCGGCTCGGGCTCGGCACTGGTCACCTGTGAGACAACTGGGCGGCCAAACAGGAATGAAACGCCCTTATCGACCACTACTCGCGCCAGAGAGATGATGAGATTGTCGTCGACACCGGCGCGTTGTGACCGGAAGGGCACGGATGATGCGCCCAGATAGGCGCGGTATGCCTGCTGCATGGATTGGACGCGCTCAGAGGTAACCGGCGATAGCAGTGTAGCCAAGGGGACTCCTCAGAAGCGCGAGAATCAGCAGAGAGCCGGGATAAATCTAGAGATTGGCGCTAGGCAGCGCATCAGGACTCACGTCATAGCGCACAGCGGCATACTCGCAACTGCACGCTAATGCCAGTGCCCGAAACAGCATCCCACTGGTATCACCGGCGTGGAGTGCGTCACGTATCCCATCCATAGCCGGAGTTGCCGGGTAGTGTAAACGGCCACCCTGCAGGATTGCCTGCAGCCGGCTCACCAGATAGGTGATGCCCACCTTCGACTCACTCCGCCAGAGTAACGAGGTATCGCCAGCATCGCCAGCGCTCACGATCACAGCAGACACCGCCGCCTGCGGGATCACGCTGTCACGGATTGCGTCAACCACCGGGCGTCCCACGTCAGAGGCATCAACCAGAACATGGTAGTCACCACGGCTGTCGGCATTGTAGAGACGGCGCGCCAGCGTATTCACACGTGCCGCCACGCCGGGATAGGCCAGCCCAGGCAGCAGCAGCTCGCTACCGAGCACGGTGTAATGGGTCTCGTAGATGGTCGCCTCGCCAAAGAGCGGATCACCAGCATGGATGATGCGTGGCTCGAAGCGAATGGCACACAACGTCGGAGCAACCTGCGCGCTACTCACCACGACGCCTAGTACGGTGGTCTGCGGTAAGCGGCCAGTGAGTCGAGCAAATCCTTGAGGTGTGGTAGGCAGGTCATCGAGCAATGTGGTCAAGGATCGAATAACCCCGCTGGTACAGCCAGGTCATAGTCGGCGGCGGCGGCAATATCCGCCGCGCGGAAGGCGTGAATATCGCCAAAGAGACGCGAGAGTGCTAACGATGAATTATCCACCTGATCGTCATGCGCCCCATTGGGGAAGGCTGTATGCTCTTCAATCCAATCATTAACCCACGGCGCTGATTCGGGCAGTGCCACGCGACCGGATTCGATGTACGGCGTGACGGCGGTGAACCGGGAAACCTTGCTCTCACTGCCAACACTCACCGCAATCACCGGTATGAACGTTTCGCGTTGGAGTGTTTGAATCAGCGATTGACCCGACGCCGCCTTTTCCACCAGTACCGCGCTGGGCTGCCACTTGGCAAACTGGTCCTTTGCCACCCGAACTAATTCGGGGAACTCTATGCGCTGCCGGTAAACATCCAGCACATAGGCGCGGTTCTGAGAGAGCGCCCAAGTGGAGCACACACTGTAGTCGGCGGTTTGATTGGCCTGGAATGCGGTATCCCAGACCTGGATAATTTGCGATGCCTGCGAACGGTCAAATGCCCCATATCGCTGCCACCATTCCCGTTTGACGATGCCACCCTCGGTGGCCTGCACTTCCTGCTGCGACTCGCTGAGGAAGGCACGTAGGCCGTAGGTGTCTATCGCATGCTGGCAGGCATCCAGGCCCTGCCCGGCCCACAATGGCGTCCCGGCAATGATCACCGAGCGCCCATCACACCGTTCAGTGACCAACCCCTGCACAGCCGGAAACGGGCCGGAGACAATGCGCCCAACCAGGAAGTCGGCGGTGTTGGAAGAACGGCCGGCCAGACGGCTGAAGATGGAATCGGGATGGATGAGATTCTGCACGGCCAGCACGGCCAGATCGGTTGATCCGGCGGGGAGCAGCGATTGAGTCAGCGTAGCAATTTTGCGTTCGGTGGCACGCTGCGAATCATGCACGTTATCCACATCATCAATAACGATGAAGTCTGGCCGGTCATCGGCCATTTTGATGCCACGTGCCGCTGTATCCAGTCCCACTGAGTCAAGCGTGAAGCCGGCTCCGGTGCTCAGTCGGTTGCGTCGCCAGCCCCGTGATGCGCCGTATTTGCCAATGTTCCGTGCGCCCAGTGACGGGTAGTGCCGACTGAGTGCGTCTGACTCCAGCAGAGCGGCAACCGACAGCACATGTTTGTCTGCTAAGTCCTGTGTCTCGGATATGTACAGCCCATAGCGTCGCACCCGACGAGCACCAACCGCCACACAGGCCAACTCCGCCGAACTCGATTTTGCTCCACCCCTGGGCCATATCGCTACCAGCGGAGGCGGTCCCACGCCGCCTTTAATCTTCCACACCCATTCCCAAAATGCCTCATGATGTGGGCCGAAGCCGGCGGTGACGTTGCGCGGAAAAAGCGTGGTGAGCCACAAGCGCCAGTCCGACTCAAACAGCGGAGCGGGGTCATGTGCGTGGGGATCATCACTCGGATTGCCGGAGACCTGGGCGAGTATATGCCCCCATTGGGCTACGCTGTCGAAGGGCGCTGGTAATGGCATCGTGTACATCGGGCGCCGCCTCCGCTATCGTCCGTAACAACGCCGTCTGAAATGCTTCCATCTCCTGCGCGTTATACAACTTGTCCAACACGGACAGGAGCAACGTCATTTGGCCCTTGATGCTGTCTGATGCTTTGAGCAGCAGCTCTCGCGGGTCGGCGTGTTTGGTTTCCACGTGATCGACAATCCAGCCCGCGCCCTCTATCTCTCCAATAATCTCCGAGAGGCGACGCTTCCGGCGGATTGGTCTGCCATCCTCACCGGGGCTATGGTAAATGACGGAAATGTCCCCGGCGCGTGGATCAATGCTGTATCGGGTCAAATCCTCCGGGTCACGGAGCCAGCGATCCAGGGCGTCAGAGAGCAGATTGGCGCGTTCGACCTGGCGTGTTAGCTGCTGGAGAAGATCGAGCGCATGGATCTGATGATCTTCGTTCTGGCGCGCCAATTCTGTCTGTGCAGTACTATTTTTTTTGGTGCGTTCCGCCTCAGCCAACAGCTGGGCCAAATGCTCTTTTTTATGCCGTCTAACGCATGTTTCAGTGAGCGAATAATCCGCCGCTATTCGTTGATTCGATTCGCCATGAATCAACGATTTGTCTATATCTTTCCGTTTCGGGTGAGTACAAACAGTGCATTGACGAGACATGATCCACCTCAATCGTCACAATCGCACTCATAGCACTCATGACCCAGACGATGGACCAGCCACTCGACACAGCGATAGTACCGAAAACACGTCACGGTGAATGGAGTACAGCCAGTAGAGAGACGCAGAAGAGTTAGCATTTGCAAGCCCTATTCCCGTAGACCACCTCCTGCCGCCTGAAACAGATCGCCAGCGTGGAGCGCCAGAGATGTTTCCACAGCGCACCATAATAAGACAGAATAAGACGGAGAATAAGACGGAATAAGACGGCGGAGAGATGCGATGATAGACGCTCCCGACCCGACATGGACAACAGAACAATGTCTGGCATGGGCGGATCTGATAGACCTAAAGGCCGCGGAGTATGCAGCGATACTCCCGATACTGGAAAGCGAAATAGAACGGCGAACGAGAGATCTGGCCGAATTAATAGCGGGGCTTGAGGCTGTGAAGGCCGCGCTCAATGCATACAACCATCTGTGCCGTACAGCATCAGAGCGGTGTCAACAAAATTGAGGAATCGATCAGCCGGGTAGGACTCGCACCTACGTACCGCTAAAACGGACCCACTCTACGGGCGGTGCGCATTTACCGGTGTTCACCCAACGGGTCACTGGGTGTAGGAACACATGAATACGCCCGCGACAGTAGAGAGCCCACCATGAGCCAGGCCATCCGTGTCCCGCGCCCCACTGCGCCACGTCGGTCAGGAAGATGTTGAATGTAGGGGTTCGCATGGGTAGCGACTGAACGGGAATACCGTGCTGGTCTCCCCAAAACAAGAGCTCTATCTCAACACGACCGCAGAGATGGACGATAGACCGTGCTAACCACCGTAACGGATTGCTCATAGATACTCCTCTGAGGAGAAGCGACCCGACAGGCGAAAGGAAACCTGCCGGGCCAGAATGAAAGGCGTCGGGACTAAAACCCGAACGGGTGTCAACCGCACCGCCCTTGACAGGGGCGATCCTGGAGAGGACCGCCATTTCACCAAATGTTAATGGCTATTGCGGCTCAAGCGAGCAATGCAGACCGCGATGACGACCTGCATCAGGAACATGAGTCCAACAGCAACAGCCAGGAGCAGGCGCGCGGTGTCTTCGCCCATCAGGCCAGTGCCGCGCGAACCATACACCAGGCCCAGTAGCCAAGAGACGCAATCGCCAGCACCGGCCAGGCAAGAGTCAGAGCGGAATCAAAGCCAATCATCGGTACACCGTCACAGTCTGATAGTGAGTCGGGAGCGGGATCCCGAATATGTCCACATGAAAAAAAGGTCGGAATCCTATACGGTCCCCACATGTAAACAGGCCATATCCGGCGATAAAAACACGGGCCCCAAGTGCGACATCGTAGCCACATGCAGCCCACCCGATGGACGGGTAAATGCCATTTGCCATGGGCGATCCAGTAGCGGCATACCACGTAATCCACCAAGTTTGCTGATACCCTGCCGCTCTGGCCGGCTGACCGCCATTTGTTTTGTTTCTATTTTTTATAGTTCCGCGGACAATTTGCCGCTTGAAGCCGTACCTATGTGGATGCAGCACTCGACAGTGCGGCCAGCAGTGCGCCACGACCGAAACAGCTGGCCGGCCAGGATACGCGTCAGCGCGGCCCGGCCAGAATACGGCCAGTATCATGGCGGCTGCCAACATGAGTTGTGAGCGAATAGAGCGCCTCCAGTGCCACGAAAAACGAAGGCCCGGCGGAGCTACACTCCAACCGGGCACGGATTCGCAAGCACAAAAAATGCGCGCCGGTTTCGACGCGCTGTCGTGAGGCTACACCTCAACTCCTTAGAGTAACATACCCGCTAAACCGAAGAATACGACACTCCGCCCACTCCCTCTGAATCGAGCTGGACGCCAACTATCGTACAGCAAAAGCCGCAATCGTAATCGCAAGTCACTTCGATATCGACAGCCTGCCCGGCGAACTTTGGATAGCGGATTTTGCCCTGGCATAGCCGGGCAGGTTCAGGTCCGACATGGCAAAGCTTTTTCATCGTCATTCCTCTCATTTTTCCTGCATCAGCCTCACGACAACCTCATAGGGCGGCACCGGAAAGAAGCGCGGCTCTACGACTATCACGCCACATGATTCGCACGTATAGACACGCCACCTCTTCAGGTCTCCACTATAAATCGACTCGGTATATCCCATGGCCACAACCTCGAAATCATTCGTGCATCTCGGACAAATCATGGCCTTCCTCCTCCTCGTCAGTATTCCTCAAGGAAATAGCCGCTACCTCTTCCCGCTCTCGCTTCCTCTCTGCGATCACCTCCGTCGGCACTTCCTCTCGGTTATCGTCCCGCACCTGCCGGCGACGGCGCACCGCATACCAGTAACCATCACCCAACACAGCGCGACCACGACTCGCCAGGTGCTCTACCCGATCCACCGTAATATGCTGCATCTCCGCTATCTGCTCCTGGCGGTAGCCGTGCTCTCGTAGCTCCAGTACCGTGGATACCTCCGGGGAATGCACTCGCAGCCAAGCCAGGCGCGCATCATCACCTCGCGCCTCTCTCCACTCCTCCGGCGCAACGAACTGCCGGCCACGGCGCACTAACCGCTGGGCCGTGCGTACCGACACTCCCATAGCCGCCGCTATCTGCGCCATGCCATGTTTGGCCTGATGCAGCGTGTACGCGCGAGAGGCTCGCGGGTCAAACTCCTGCAATCGCAGCAACTGTTCCGCCGGACTCCATCCACACCGGGCATGATCGAGGTAACGCACGAACTCACCGCTCAACTCCGGGCCGACGATGGTATTCTGATGCCGATCCGCCGACGCGGGGCCTTCAGCCGGAGCACGGCCAACCGTGAGCCGCATGGGTATATCCGTGGTGCTCATGCTGCCACCTCCTCAACATCCGTCACCGCATGGCACCAGACATGATGCCAGCCAACCTCGCGAAACACGACTATCACCGCTATCTGCGCCGCGGTGAGACCGCCACAAGCCGCAACTCTGACAACGTGCGTGGCCTCTGTCTCCTGGTTGTGAACCGTAACCCGATACCACTGCTCAGCGTTCACCTGGTCACCTCACGCCGCGCCGGTATCTCGCGTGGCTGATGCGCGAGGCCCGCCAAGTCCTGGTGTCCATCGCTACGGCAAGTGACGGTATCAAACCGCTCGAACATCCACTGGGCCTGCTCAGCACTCAGCCAATCAAACGTGACCACGCCCAAACGCAGCATGTCCAGCGCGTGGTCCGTGAGCGGAAAACTGTCGAGCCGATAGCCACATTGCAGTCGCAGCTCGATATCCTCGATATCGAAAAACGCCGCCAACGAACGACCCTCTCGGCATCGTTTGCCGGTACACCGCCAGGCGTTGCGACCGTCCCACAGCAACACGCCACGCTCGCAAATGAAACAACGCATCAGCCATTCGGGCAATGGCAACATAAATCCCTGGTAGCGGATCATCGGGGCTGTATCGGGTCACCAAACGACCAGTCGTAGACCGGACAGCCACCACAGCTCTTTACGCCATGCAGGACTTTGTATAAGCCCTTATCCTCCGTCGGGCAGGAAAACAGTGGCGACCGCAACTGAAACAGCAGTGGATAGAGCATCGTTGGATGCTGATCCGCCCACACCACATCGTGACGTGTCGTAAGCATGGCCAGACAGCTATAGGCACGTGCAACGTCACCAAACAACGCAGTGAATTGGGAGTCAAACGGCCAGGCCGCAAACGTATCGCAGCAGGCATCAGAGCAGAGAGGAAACGCGGATCGCTCAGAGTGCGTCCCGCCGTACACGTGTCGCTTCCAGACCTGCACCTCACGGCCTTTCTCGTACCGAGTCTGTGGTGCGCGATTTGTTCCGCAGACTAGACACACGTAGTCGGCCCCGGTGGGCTTGTCGAGCATGGCTACTCCCACCGGTGACCACAACACATGCAGTGCATGTGGTTGTTCAGATCACGGACGTAGCGGTGTCCGGTACGATGCAGACAATCGTACACATCGGTTGGGCGGTACGGATGTTTGGCGGTAAGCGCCGGCGGGAGCGCATCGTTTTCGTCGCCCTGGTCGGCATGGGGATGAAGGTAATTCACGGTTGATCTCCCTGCGGTCAACTGTTGCCAAGCACACCCTCCACTACGCTACTAATTCAAAAGCAACGATGAACTTACTCCGAGAAGATGATTCCCTTTTCAGCCCACATAAAGACCTCTTCTAACTTCGTAACGGCGACGGATCTCCTCCGATTATCGGGCAAAACAGATAATATGTCCATTAAAGCCACGCACCCTGCCCGAACACTCTTGATGTTTTCTCTCTGCGATTCAGTTGGTTCCCGGACCTCAAGCGGATCAGCGTACATGCGTTTCCTCCTTCACGGGCATCTCACCCCATAGTTTCGCGTCGAACGCTCGCAACCGTGCCCATCTGCACGTTTCGCGTCCATCTGGCCCCAGCGACTTTTCTTCGATTGGATGGAACCGTCCTCTTTCCTCAGCGCCCATGTGGTCCATGATTTCCTTTGCCTGATGCATGACTCAATACTCCTTCGATTTATTCATTATGGTCAAGTCTAAACGGTCTACACTCCGTCGATGAAAAACATAGCAATCAATTCAGGCATGTAGCCGTCACCCAGACTTGGAAATGCTGGTCTCTCTTTGCTGGCGTGACAACCTTTTGTGCACGAAAATCAAATACATAGCGATCATCAACCCCCAAGCGACGACAGAGCACATCCTGTATGACTTTCGAGCCGGAGTCAACATCGCGTGGTTCAGGGATATGCATCACCAGGTGGATGGCAAGCGTCCAATTACCAGGCGGTAGCGGTTTCCAGCCAGCAGCCATCAAGAGATCGTAGGCGTTCTGTTTCCACTGTTTCACCGGGGGGTTCGAGTAGAAACGTTTTTGCGCGGCGTTGAAGGCATAGGTGCGGTTAATCGACGGCGGGAGCGGGAGCGTTGCGGTGAAAGGTTCTAGAGAAAACTCGATCATGACCCCGCTATGACAGATGAGATTGAACATGGGAGACCATGGCCTGGATATCAACATCGTGAGACTCAAGCATATCCCACCAATCGCGTGAACGGAGCAGCTTTATCCATTCTCGATGACAGATCGAGCAAGATATACTCACCGGCTTATAGATATCGTTGTTTTCATCGTCCACCGGCGAATGGAATTGCAGCGCCGGAAGCGCCGCGTCCTCAATCGGCGAAGACGCCTCATCATTGACTGGAAAATCCGCATCAACAAAAGCCCAAGCGCGCTTCTTGATATCGTCGTCTACTCGATAGAAATGACGACGATATGTGCATACATAGTGTGTCGACGGCTGGTTTATCGGTAGACCGTAAAATCCTTCATCTCCACAAGTCGGACAGGTTAACGGTAACCCATCAATTGCTTGCCGCATTAATGCTACGCACTCGAACACGGACAGTGGCAACCCGCCGTATTCATCCCTTACCGTCATCCCGTCTCCTACGGCCTCCATGGCAGCGCATGGCGTGGTCAAGATAGTCTCGTACGCTCTTCGTCCAAAAATCGCATTGCCTCGCGCAATCCAGCGGCCTTGCCACGTAGATAGTCAGAGTCCTCAAAATTACCCGAATTATCGCTACCGACTGCGTTGAAGTTCATGCGACTGACCGCATTGACAACGCAATCTCGCTCAGTTTCTGGCACTGGCAACAACTGACCAGTGTGCACTATGGAATTCATCTCAATCCACCCTCCACAGGAGCGAAATACTGCTAGAGTATCGCGCCGAAACGTGACGAGTGTCAAATATAACACCCGTTAGAGCGGAGACAGGGCGGCGGCGACTCGACAATAAATACGACAAATTCGCTGAAAACTCGGACCGAAACACTCGCTATATTCTATGGATATCTGTATAATATAGGTATCAGAACACAACAGAGAGAGGAACCACCAATGACCACCGAGACCGCAACCGAAACAACCATCTCCAGCCGCTCACGCAATCTTGGCTACGGCTGGACCAATCAACCACGCCAGTACCGCAACAGTCGCGGCGATAGTCTCCTGAGCGTCTCACGCTCTACAGGCCCGGATGTCAGCGGCGGTCTGAAAACAATCCTCACCGAGCGGGCGCGGGCACAACGCGGCAACGCGGGCAACGACTGGAGCGAGGCGCTGTTCGTCGCCGGGCGTCGCATCGCGTACGCCACCAGCGACACGACATACATCTACAATGGCAACTCCCACGCCTCTGTAGGAGACATCATCCTGGCACTGCGAGAGGGACACACGGTCGCCGTCCGCCTGGAGCACCCCGAGTGACCACCGCCGCATTCCTCGACGCCCTGAGCCAGCTCTCACGACGAGAGCTGGCCCTCATCAAAAAGAGCAGCGGGGAGGCGATCCCCCCAGGCACCGCGTTGGAGATACCCGAAGGCGCGGACGAACGCCCCTATGGAATGGTGGCCTTCCTGTACGCCCGCTATCCGGTTGTAGCCGGGGAACGTGGAGACCTGGGCGCACTCATGCGGGTAATCAACGTCCGTAATCCCGACCAGGGGGCCGAACAGCGATTTATGGAGATGCTCAATCGCGATCTCGACGGTCTCCGCAAACCGCTGGAATGGACGCTAGCCATGGCGGAGATAGAAAAACTCAGCGTTGACTGGGGCCAGCTCCTCGATGACCTCACCCACTGGGAGGAGCCGGACCGCCCGGTGCAGCGAGCATGGGCGCGATCGTTCTGGGGCCAAACTCTGCCAGACGACGATGACCCTGAGATGACCATGGCGGATGCAGTGGTCGCGTTTGGCCTCGATCCCGGCTATCAGCAGCAACTCAGCCGAGCCGCAGCTACCGAACAGTTTTCAGCACGCCGCGTAGGGAGAGCGTGGGTCACTCGGCATTCAGCGATACAGGAGTGGTTGGAGAATCGAGCCGGCCCCGGTAAACGGGCGAAACGAGTCACAGAGTAGAAAAACGCGCCTAGCGGCAATGCATTAGGCGCGCCGTTTGGGACTCGGCCCAAACTCCCCTCAGTGTAAACAGAACCGCCGGTCGCTGGCCCAAAACGGGGCAACGACTGGCGGTTACTGCGCGTTATGAGCACCTGCTTGCAGACGCCTTAGTCTAGCGCGACCGCTGCCACTCCGTAACCCACTCAGGATGAATCCGCGGATCGCAGCTCATCCATGCCAGCAGCCGGTCGATGCGTGCCTGATAGGCGAGGCAGTGACGGAGGAAGGCACCCTCGCGGTCGTCAGGCGTCACCCGTGGATGGTCCAGTTGGCCGTGAAATCTGATGGTTTGTAGATGATCGTCGCCGGTGCTCCCGAGGATATTTGGAAGACGATATCGCGCCGAATGGTGCCGCCAGGCGCAAGCGTCGTGCCAGACGAGCCGAGATCGTTGCTAGTCAGAGACGACGCGAATTCGGGGTTGGTGATAACGCCATTTGACTGCGCCGTAAATCCGGTATCCGCCACATCGGTATTATCTGTTCGGTAGTTGTGAAAGGTCCAGTGAGTCACTGCGTATTCATTCCCCGGATGTGGCTTCTCAAATTCAGTCCCGCTAGAGAGCGTCACCCCAGTGAGTGTCACATCGAGATTATCCGGCACATGGATCAGTGACCCAACCCCAGCGGTCTTCGAGGTAGGCGGTGACGTCGGAGGTGGCGATGTCGGGAGAGGCCGACTCGTTGCAGATGGATGATTCGGAACAACCGCGCCAGTGTTTGGCGTTAAAGTGGAACTACTGGAGCCTGATTTACTGCCACCGCCAATGGCCGTCGCGATAATCGCAATTACTACGATCAAGACAATCAGACCGAGGCAACCGATACCAGCCTTCCGAAAGAAGCCACCCTTTTTCTGCTGAACCACCACCACCGGCGTGGCTCCTGACTGATTGCCAGCCACCGGAAACGCCGTGTTGCACTTCTGGCAGACCACCGCGTCAGGCTTACTCTTCGCGCCACAGTTTGAACAAAACTTATCCGCCATAGCCTAATGTCCGTAGCAGATATATTTAATGTCGATCCAGGCGAGCGACATAGCATACCTAGACGCATCAGCATCGGTTGCCGCCTGATCTTTCCAGAACGTAGAGGTATCGTCATACGACTGCTGAGAGTTTTGTTGATCCTCGTACGCCGCTTCTCCGGCCTTTGACATGGAGGTGGTCAGATCGGTCACGAGTTCGTACCACCCGTTCGGATCTCCGTAACGACCAGCCAGTGTACTTATTTGCTCAGGGATAATCGACTGATCCCGTTGGGCATCGTCGATGTCAAACTCGTTCGGAGCGAGTTTGGCATGACTCGATGCCGCCTGAACCAACGACCACGCCTGATGCTTAAACTTGCATGCTTTGGACTGGCCCCGCTGTGTCGGCGCCGCGTGTGCAACGGTGCTTTGAGCGCCACCCATGAGCGGGATCGCGCCAAAAAACACTATCGCTAGACCAATGTTTCGCATCATCTTCATGTCGTCGCCCTCCGTTTCTTACGCTACGCCTATTGTGTCAACATCTCCATAATGCCGTACCGCCCACCAGTGCGCCCTTTCCTCCGATGGTCCAACCCAAGCATGTGCCAGCTCATGGCAGAGGATCGCCCGTAAATGCCAGGGCCAGGCCCAATACAGCCACAGCGCGAGCACGATTCGCCTGTGGTGGCAATCGCAGAAGGCCGCTTGCTCTGGCGGCAAGTCGGCCCACACCACATCGACGCCGGCGGCAAGCGCATCCCGCGCGAGCACGTCCAAGCCAAACACGTGATGCCCTGGCCGCCCATGCGCGTTATAGAGGTACCCGTCTGTGTCGATCACACTAACGCTCATGGCGCTTCCTCGTCCGTCCAGCCGACGGACTCGCGATAGGCATCATCCGCAATATCGGGGCGGTTGTAAGCGGCATGTTCCGCCTCCTCTAAACGTTCGGCGGCGTACAACTCCTGCATCTCCCGTACTAGCCGGAGATGACCCAGAGCGACACGACGCGCATGGGGCGGTAAGGCACTGTAGATCCTGGTCACTTCCGGCGGTGGCGGTTCTTCATCAGCGTCGCCCCACAGTCCTAGCACGCCGAATATCACATTGGGACTCACCCCAAACGCTCTAGCAATGCCGGCTGCCTGAAGCACCGTCGGCTGAGGAGCACCACGGAGCAGAGACCCGACTGTTTGCGGCATAAGGTCGGACTGGCGAGCTAGCTCCGATAGGCTCCATCCTCGCGCTCGCAGATTATCCTCAATCCACTGAGCATAGCGAGCAGCGGCCTCACGCGACAGATTGCCCCGCTTCTCCGGCTTATCCATACGGTATGATACTCACTTCTCCATTATAAAACTGCTGCATTAACTACACATTTGAAAAGTTCCGAACTTTCTGCCAGAACTCTTGACTGGAAGTGCAGCACTCTGTATACTGATTACAGAGACATGAAGTATTCTGAAGAGTTCAGAACGAGGGGGGCAGATGATCCAGCGGAGACGGAACGCACAGCGTGGGGCAAGCAAAAAACACCGCATGACCATCTCACTGCCGCCCCACCTCGCGCGGTATATCCGGGCAATAGCAAACGGCTCGCGTCCGAAACGATCCATGAGCAGCGTTGCCCTGGAAATTATCGAGACAGCGGTCGAAGGAACAACCGCGAATACCGTCGAAACGCCCATCGAGCAGGCCGGCTAGTCAATGAGAGAGGAAACCACGGCTATGGCAATCACAACATCGCACCGCGTCCCAGCACCCAGCCAGTACGTGACCGAAAAGGCCCGCAGCTACGAGGCAGCCGGTAACCGCGCCACGTGGATCGGCGTCGAGTGGATTGAGGGCGAACTGACACACATGTACCGGATACCTTCTGCAACAACCCCCGACCGCAACTACACCGTGGGCGTGGTGAGTCTCAAGCGTGGCGGGTACATGCTGCTCTGCTCCTGCCGCGCGGGTCGCAGAGACAGCCGCGCAACGTCCTGTACTCACCGCGTCGCACTCACCCGGCAGCTCGGGCAGTTTTCGCTTGACGAGGTGGTGGCATGATGGACATGGATGCAACAGCCATCACAACCAAGCGCTGCATCATCTGCGGCCTGCCCATCGGTCGGAGGGCGTATTTCTACAGCACATCCGGCCAGCCCGCCCATCGCAGTTGTGGTGCGATGCGAGACGCACAGGGACATGAGGTGCCGCAGCTACGGAACGACGGGCGGTGGATATGATGAACATCCTGTCAGACCATGCTGCCCGAATATTCAAAGAATCCCACAGACTCACCGAAACCCTGAATCCTTACCTTAGCGTCGATTGCGCCGCTTTGGTTTCTGCGATGGACGCTATTGTATTCGCAATCGAGGGCCTCACGATCCAGTTGGCAGAGAACGCCGAGCGTACTCAGAGCGTGGATGCACATGTGGAGACCGGGTTTTGAGCGAGGTGTACTACAAGCTGCTAAACCGGGACGGCACGACGCCGCTGGGGCATGGAAAATGGCCGCTGCCGGACGGGTACCAACCGGGTGAATGGCTGCCACCAATCGAGGGCGTACTTTTGCCATGCATGAATGGCTACCACATCCTCACCTGGGATCAACTGCTCACATTGTTTTGGAACGGCGAGCACCTCTACGAGATTGGGGTGGATGGTGAGGTGATAGATGCCGGTGCCAAATGCGTCTGCCGTCACGCACGAACAATTCGGCGGATCAAAACGTGGAATGACCGAAATCTGCGATTGTTCGTCTGTGATTGTGTTGAGCGAGTCTTGCACGTATTCGAAAATCAGGCGCCGGACGACGCAAGACCTCGGCGCACAATCGAAACTGCGCGACGATTTGCGCTCGGGCTAGCAACATCGAGTGAGCTAACCGCGGCCAAGGCCGCTGCCAGGGCCGCTGCCGAGAACGTTGCCCTGACCGCTGCCGGGGCCGCTGCCGAGAACGTTGCCCTGACCGCTGCCGGGGCCGCTGCCGAGAACGTTGCCCTGACCGCTGCCGGGGACGTTGCCTGGGCCGCTGCCGGGGCCGTTGCCGGGGGCGTTGCCCTGGCCGCTGCCGGGGCCGTTGCCGGGGGCGTTGCCCTGGCCGCTGCCGGGGACGTTGCCTGGGCCGCTGCCGGGGACGTTGCCTGGGCCGCTGAACGGCAATGGCAGCGAGATCATCTCGCCTCCTACCTCACCGGAGCTATCGCATGAGCCTGACCTACAGCGATGCCGCAATTCAACTCGGCCGCGAAATCATCGACAGCGAACCGGAGTTATTCCGCCGCATGACACCCGAGGAAACGGCGGCGTACAACACTCGCATGGCTACCGTTGACACCAAAATCGTGGCGCTGATAACCACCGAAATCGAGCCGTCCTAGTGGACTGGCTAGACCCCGAGTCATTTGAGAGGAGGCGCGCAGACACCAGAACCGACGACCCAATGATCATCACGAGAAAGGAAACATCATGGCAACGTATCCAAGCGAACAGTCCGAACACGAGAAACCGGAGCGCACACCGATGCATCCCGGCACGCGCCGCCCAACCGAGCGCCCGGACCACGTGCCCGAGCGCCGGCCACCAGAGCGCGAGCCGGAGCATCGCCCAGAACACGACAAGCCGCCGCGCGGCTAATCAGCGAGTAGAGGGGGCTGCCGGGTCGCTTACGGCGGCCCCCCAGGCGAGCAATAGAGAGAGGCCCCGGATTACTCCGGGGCCCTTAGGAAACCATGTAGAGACTCCACCACAGAGCCGACTACGTCCTAGTGTACCGCATGCGCGGTACGGAAACGGAAACCACCCCATGAACAGACTGCAAACAGAAAGCTCCGGCCATCGCATTCTCTACAGTGTTTGCCAAACACCGCTGACGTGCGATCATCCACGTCGATTCGACCTCCCCGCCTGCCTGCAATCGCTCCTCACCGGCATGCTGATTATCCTGACAGCCGGCCTGATCTACGGATTCCTGCTGATCTTGGTGCTCCAGGTGGTGACTCAATGATCCGGCAGATTGGAGAGATCAGTGTGTGGCACGACATAAGCCTTGAGCACATGGTTCACCCGCGATGGAGCACGACGCACCTGCGCGATATCGAACCGGCGGCCACATGGTCACCCAGCACGCCCTACGACGTGTTAGAGGAGCTGGATGTAGCTCTGGCCGCCATGGGAGACCTCTACGCCACCTTACGTGAGTTTCCGCTCACGAATGCCACGGCGCTGGAGATCCACGGACACGTTCTGCAGCGACTGGTCCGTGCGCATGTCGACTACCAGGACGAGACGGGAGATCGCTATGAATGAGCAATCAAACCCACTCCACCGAGCAGCCATCTGCGATGAACTGCTGTACCAGTTACAACGCTCAGACATGCAGATCGAGATCATGCGCGCACTCATTCGACGCGGCAAATCGCTCGACCGAATACGGCGCGAACTATTGGTGCTGGCTCGGTCGAATCTGGCGGCGCAGCAACTGCGCTGGAACGAGTTGAGCGGGGAGGCATCGTCATGAGCGAGCAACTAACCACAAATCAGCCATTGCCAGCGGAACTAGCCGAGAAGGTCTTCATCGGCGGCGACCTGAAGTCCCTGGGCGCAGCAGAACGGCTGCTGTACTACACAAGCTTGTGTGAGTCACTGCACGTCAACGCGCTGAGCCGGCCGTTTGAGTACATCACGCTGAACGGAAAACTGACGCTCTATGGCACGAAGGAGTTGGCGAACCAGCTGCGACGACGGGACAGCGTGAGCATCACTGAGGTTGATACGCGACAAGTCGGCGACTTGATCGTGGTGACGGTGAAGGCCCAAACGCATAGCGGTCGCACCGATGTCGATGTGGGAGTTGTCACCACCAAGGGGCTCCAGGGCGAGGCACTAGCAAACGGGACCATGAAGGCCATAACAAAGGCGAAACGTCGCGTCACGCTCTCGATCTGTGGCGTGGGATTCCTGGACGAAACCGAGGTTGACTCAATCCCCGGAGCACGACGCGAAATTTCGGCCACAACAGAGCCGCGCCTGGTCGGATCGCCTCCGCCCACAGTCGCCTCTCCGCGCACTGTGGACACACAAACCGGTGAGGTCATCGAGACACAACCAGTGAACACGAATCGGCATACAGCCATTGAGCAGTCCTCTGACGGTTGGAAATCAACCACCATCGCCGGATTGCGCACCTACGCCGGACAGGACCCGACAAATAAGCACGCCATGCTGGAGTTCATCCGCGACCATCTCGGACATCCCCAGGGAATGGCGCTCGATCAACTCGTAGAGCGCGAGCTTACGGCACTACGGGATGAGTTCACGCCGATCACGCCCGTAGCCGAAACGACGCAACCGAACAGTACGCCGGACGACGAGTTAATCACCACGATTTGAAGGGCGGCATGACGATCATGGGCAGAGGACACCGTTTCACCGAAATCGACTATCAACGCGAGTACTACGGACGGATGGCAGCCGAAGCGGCACTAGGATATCGAGACCGGCCGGCAACCAGAAATCAAATCGAGAGCCTGCGGCAACTCGCCGACAGAATCGGTATCCGCGTCTACATCGGTGAATGTCTGACAGCAGAGCAAGCGAGCCGCGAACTGGCCACCCTCACGCTGGTGCTCCACTGGATAGAATCACAGCATCGGGAGTGCTCCGGCCAGTGAACATCGACCCTAGCCAACGAGTCGCCCGGTCACGCCCGTGTCGAATCTGCGGGGGCTTTAACGAGGCCCCTCGCGGGCATAGAGTGCGCTGTGCCGGGTTTCTCTCGAAAGACGGCGAGTGGTCCCACTGCACTCGCGAAGAGCACGCGGGGGGGCTGCCCATGGACACGAATTCGTGCATGCCAACCTACGCGCACCGACTCACCGGGACCTGCAAATGCGGGGTGACTCACGACAGAGCAGTGTCGCCGGTATCGGTAGAGGGGCTGGAGAGCATAGGTTCCCACCAGTCAAGACAACGAAAAAGAGATCGGGGAACATGGGACCGCTGTTACGTGTATACGGATGAGCACGGTATAGGTCGTCATCGTACCGTCCGATTGCGTCCGAAGGGTTTTTTCCAACAGCACAATGTAGACGGTGAATGGGAGCGCGGGCTCGGCGACATCGAGACCGTACCCTACGGACTGCCACGGCTCATCAGGGCTGATCCGAGAGACCCGACCTTTATGACCGAGGGCGAAAAAGACTGTGAATCCCTCTGGTTTGTGGGACTGAACGCCACGACGTACACAAACGGAGTATGGAAGGCGCACTATAACCAGTGGATCGTCGGGCGGCACGTGGTGATCGTGGAGGATAACGACGACGCTGGGCGGGCGCGAACACGCCGGCTCTTACGCCACCTAAAAGACGTGGCGGAGACGGTGCGCATTGTGTCGTTTCCCGATTTGCCTGTCGGCGGCGATGTGAGCGACTGGCTGGCCGGCGGCGGAACTGCGGAACAGCTGCTGACACCGGTTGGCAATCCTTATATAGGAGCGATCCGGGCATGACGGCAAATCGAAATCAACTGAGGGTGGTAGTGCGAGATGGGAATGAGGATGTCAATGATGTACCAACCGGCGGCTATCCACTCACAGACCTCGGCAATGGGGAGCGATACTCGGCACTGCACGGCGCGGATGTACGCTACATCGGCAACTGGGATCGGTACTACGTGTGGGACGGTGTGTACTGGCACCACGATACCACCGGTGAGGTACTACGACGCGCCAAGCTGACTGCCCGCTCCATCCGAGACGAGGCAACCGCAATCCGTGAGAGCGGCGAGGATGACCGGGCCACAGAGACACTCAAACACGCGCTGAGGAGCGAGAGCGGTAGTCGCATCCGAGAGATGGTCAACTGCGCACGAGTCGAGACCACCATTGCCTCCACGCCGGACGTGTTTGACAACGATCCACTCCTGCTCACCTGCCCGAACGGGACGGTTGATTTGCGGACCGGTGAACTCGGAGCGTATCGTCGCGAGGATCTCATTACCAAATGCACCAGCGCGGCCTACGAGCCTGGCGGGTCAGCGGATTTGTGGTTGGCGTGTATTGAGCGGTGGATGGGTGGAAACGATCGACTGATGCTGTTCCTACAACGGGCGCTAGGGGCGAGTATCACGGGGCTCACCGGCGACCGGGTGCTCTATTTTTGTTTCGGACCCGGTGCCAATGGCAAATCCGTCCTCATTGACACCATCCAGGACATTTTCGGAGATTACGCTAAATCGGTCCGTCCTGAGGCGTTGATGGTCAAACAGGGGAACGATATTCCCAACGAGATCGCGGCGCTGGTGGGCGCGCGCTTTGTAGCCACCACGGAGATCGAGGAGGGCTCACGTCTGGCAGAGAGCCTGGTCAAACAGTTGACGGGTGGCGACCGGATTAGCGCCCGATTCATGCGTGCGGAATTTTTCGAATTCCGGCCGGTGATGAAAATCTGGATGGCCGGTAACCATAAGCCCAATGTACGCGGGACGGATCAGGCGATATGGGATCGGATACTGACCATCCCATTTACCGAGGTCATTCCACCGGCGGAACGCGACCCAAATCTCCGCGCCAAACTTCGGGATGAATGGCCGGGAATCCTGGCATGGATCGTTCAGGGCTGTTTGATGTGGCAGCGTGACGGGCTCAATCCACCGGACGATGTGCGAGCCGCAACAAATGAATACCGCCGAGAAATGGATGAGTTGGGCCAGTTCCTGGAGGATTGCTGTGAGTTTGACCCGCAGCTCCTCGTATCGGCGGGGAAGCTCTATGAACGGTACACCCAGTGGGCATCTGATGCCGGAGAGAAACGGGCGTGGACGAAAACTATGCTCGGCCGCAAGCTTCATGAACGCGGCTATACCGACAATCGCGCCAATTCCACCCGCTTTTGGGAGGGGTTGGACCTGAAGTCGGGCGGCTCCGCGTGACGGGTGTGACACGTTTATCTATTTTTACCACCACAAAAAAAATCATGAAAAACAATAGGAAAATGACGCGTTTTTTACCCAAACGCGTCACGGGTAGGAGATTGGCATGACCGCAACATACTCGATCACACAATCCGCTGAAACGGCACTGGCCGTAATGATGGACCTGGGCCGTACCGTGTGGCCTGAAAATGGCTCGCTGCAGGTCCAGGGCGCCATCTCCGACCGGATACACGACATGCTCGCCCGGAACAAGGCAGCCATCATTCAGGCGCTCACGGTAACGACCGAAATGGCGCCGCTGGTCGATTCTGAGGCGACACTGTACCACTTGATGGGACGGCGCTGGATGCTGCTCCAGGAGATGGAAACGGGTGGCTCTACTGGTACTCCCAGGTATGAGCGGACGTTCTACTGGTTTCGGATATTCGACATCATGTATCGCCGGATTGTCAACAAGCGGATGAACCGTGAGGCAGCGGCGGCGTGAAATCCGTCCAGTGCCCCACCTGCGGCCAGCTCCGGCCTGATGTGCTCGCCGAGTATCTCTCGGCGGCGTTGCGTCTGGTTGAGGGTGCAGAGCAGGAGGAGGCGGTGACATTTGCACGGGCTGCCGAACTGCTCGCGGTTAGCGAGACCACAATACGCGGGTTGGTCGCATCCGGGCAGCTCCCGGCGGTCACCATCGCGGATACTCGGAGCAGGAGGATTCGCCGTGCGGCGATCTCCGAGTATCTACGGCAGGCCGAGACCAGGAGTGTGCGATGGCAGGACGACGAGGCAGCAGCGACGATGTTTGCACCGGGCAAGACCAGAGGACGGCAGCTGAAAAAAGCCACAGGAAAAAGCGCGTGAATAAGCAGGGCACGGTGTACGAGCGAAAGGACGGGCGCTGGGTGGCGGCGCTCTCGCTCGATTCACGGCAACGGGTCACCCGGTACTGTGCCACCAGAGCCGCGGCGGAGGAGGCATTGGCGCAACTGGTGCAACTGCGCGAACGTGGCCGGCTCTCGCAGACTGGACGGCAGACGCTCGCGACGTATCTCGCGCAGTGGCTGGCCAACAAACACGCCAGTGTGCGGGACCATACATTTGTCATGTACCGGGCCCAACTAGCTCACGTCATTATTCGCCTGGGCCATGTTCGTCTTTCCGACCTCCAGCCGGGTCAGATACGTGCACTAGGCACGGCATTGCTCGATACTGGCTATGCGACGGCGACGGTCAACCAGTGCCTGGTGATTCTAAAAATGGCGCTACGGGATGCCGAGGCGGATGGATTGATTGATCGGTCACCGGGGGCACATGTGCGACCACCACGCATCAATCAGGAGGAGCGGCGTTGGCTGTCCTCATCACAGGTTCGTGCGTTTCTGCGATCCTCAACGGAGTCGGAGTGGTATGCGCTCTGGATGCTGCTACTGGATACCGGTATGCGGATCGGGGAGGCGACGGCGTTGCGATGGAGTGAGGTCGACAGCGATGCTGGCACAATCCTGGTGTTGGCCACGGTGACACATCGCACTGGTCAAGGGGCAGTGCGTGGCGAGCCGAAAACGCCCTGCTCACGCCGCTTGCTCCATCTTGGACCGGATACGCTCGCCGCGCTCAAAACGCATAGCCCAGCGGTAAAGCGTCGTCGGGCGAGTACACGGGGTTGGGTCGATCAAGATTTAGTGTTCCCCAATACACACGGCGGGTTTCTGTGCGTCAAACAGGTCAACATCTGCCTGATGCGTGACCTGGGAATAGCGGGCCTGCCGCGCTTCACCGCGCATGAGTTGCGGCATACCATGGCCAGTCAGTGGCTCAACGACGGAGAGGACGTGCGTGTGGTGCAGGAGCGGCTCGGTCATGCCAGTGCCGCCATGACCTTGGACATTTACGGCCATGTCGCACCAGCCATGCATCGGGAGGCGGCGCAACGTGCAGCGAATCGGAGGAGGCAGACGTCGTGAGCGACAGCATAGATATCGGTGTGTTGCGTGACTACCAGGACAGAGGGCTCTTGCAATCAGCACGGCATCCAGTTCGTGACCTCACTATCTGGAATTACACGCAGCTATGCCAGCATGAGTGCGAGTGGGACAGTGTTACGATCGCCTGCCGTGGCTTGGTGACTGATAGCACGGGAAAAGTATGGGCACGGCCATTCCAAAAGTTTTTCAATCTAGGCGAGCATGAGGCTTTGGGCCCGTCGATTCCTGATGAGCCGTTCGATGTGTTCGAGAAAATCGACGGGTCCCTGATTATCATCTTCATGTATAAGGGGAAATGGGTGGTTGCGTCGCGCGGATCGTTCGTATCCGGTCAAGCGGATACCGTCCGATGCATGCTCCATGCCAATTACTACGCGGCCTTGCGTGGGCTTGATCCGTCCTACACCTACATGTTCGAGGTTATCTATCCCGGCAACCGCATTGTGGTGGATTACGGTGAGCGGCAGGAGTTGGTCTACCTCGGGATGATTGAGACTAAAACTGGGGTCGAACAATTTGGGATAGAGCCAAGAGGCTTCCCGCGTGCGCGGAAATTAGAGCACACAGGCGGATTCCGCGAGTTGCCCCAACAGCCGAATGAGGAGGGCTACGTTATCCGTTTCAAGAGTGGCCTTCGACTGAAGATTAAAAATGCCGAGTATCTGCGGCTCCATCGAATTGTCACGCAGACCTCCGAGAAGACGATTTGGGAGGCCATGCGCGATGGAGTGTCGATGGATGAGTTCCTGACCGGCGTGCCGGATGAGTTCTACGCGTGGGCAAAATCAACGCATGAGCGCTTGGAGTCTCAAGTAGAGGAGGTTGCGTATGCTGCGTGGAATGCATTGCGGGACATTTTGATAGAAGACCGGACCCGTAGAGAAATCGCAGCCGATATTCAACGCTGCCCGAAAATATTACGCGCTCCTATGTTCGCCATGTTGGACGGCGGGTCAATTCGTCAGATCATTCTGAAATCGATCAAGCCTCAAAACGGAAGGCCGGCGTTTGCAGATATTGACGAGGCTGAAAATGGGAGGAGGCAGACATCATGA